TGCCATGCGCACCGCGGTCAAAGCCGCTATGGACAGCAACGGATGGGGCAACTGGGTCTACGATGACGCGGCGTCGTTCTCATCCGACGCTGGCGGTGTACTGCGCAACCACATCTACTGGGAGCTTGGAGTACCTCCGCTACTATTCGAGTGTACGGCAGAATCCGGGTTCGTTGCACTTTCAGGCGAAATCGTCCCGCAGGGAGAAGACATTCTCGATGGTATGGAAGCCTTTTGCCGACACTTCAACTTCACGTAAAGGCTGAACATGAACCGAGTCATCGCCACCCTGATTGCTGCCGCGGCGTCGTTCGTCGCCAGCGCACAGATCACCCCCACGCCACCCTCCAGCGCGGAAACTGTCCCGGAGCAGATTGCCGAAGCGGCGCTGACCTGCCAGTTCCTCCTGGGTATCGAGGTGCCCGTCGATGTCGTCATCGTCGCGAATTTCAGCGATGGCTCGACCATCGTATTTAACCTGACGTGCCAGCAGGTGATGGACCGCCATGCCCGGTACGTGGCTGCCGGCATCGTCCCGCCGCTGCCACCGGTCCCGGCCCCCACTGAGCTGACGGCCATCATCGAGGATGAAGCTGCTCAGTGCACCCCAGACATCATTCGACCTGTGTCCGTTGAGGCCCCGTCCGGGACGACCATTTACGAGGTGTGCCCATGAGACTCATTCTCGTTTGCATCTTGCTGCTGGCGTCCGTCGGAGCCGTCGCCCAGACACCCCCGCGCATGGTGTCGTTGGATATTTGGTACGAGGACACTTTCAAGTCCTACGCCGAAGCGCGCGGGGAGGACCCCGAGGCGCTGGCGCTCAAGGTCTACTGGTCCCGCATCGTCCTGCCGTACTGGGACGCCTTCCGAATCTTCGTGGCGGTCCGTGACGTGCGGTACGCGCAGGTGAACGCCGCGGATTCTTCGGGGTCGTCGCACCTTTCCGCGTTCCGGGACTACCTGTGGTATACCGCAGGGTACCTTTCCAATCCAGACCTCGCCCCGGGCATGTCAACGCTGTTCACAAACAGGCTCTACGATAGTAGTGTCCGGGGCATTGCATACTTAGGGACAGTCTGCAACCCCAAGTACAGCTACAGTGTGTCTAGCATGCGAGACACGACAATGTACGGGCCACCAACCGTACCGCACGAACTGGGCCACAACATGGGAGCCGATCATGACCCGGCTTCCGGGAAGATAATGTTCGCTGCTGTTTATACAGGCACTCTCTACAACGGTTTCAGCCAGCTTTCGGTCGATGCAATTGAGGCCGAACTGGCGCCCCTGCCGACTGTATTTCAAACTGACTGCGTGGTGGAGTTCTAGATATGAAACATCTTCTCGCTGTTCTTTTGCTTGCCGCGGCGCTGCCCGCGGCTGCAATCTCGACCGACGACCTGGTGAATCGTGGCATCCCCGCTGAGTGTCTGGCCTACGACACGAACTGGCAAATCGACCCGGCACCGCCGCCTGACCCCGTGGACCCGCCCCCGGACCCCGTAGAGCCGCCTCCTGATCCCGTAGAGCCCCCGCCGGACCCTGTTGACCCTCCGCCCCCGACCGACCTGGGGCTGGATGTTGGTGTTCAGGTAGCAGCATGTGATTATGACGCATCGTCCGGCCTGAGCGTGGCCCAGTGCCCGACGCGACAGGCGCTGAGTGGTGCAGGTGCCTACCTTAAATTCAATGGCATGGACCTTCGGAACGCTAACTGCGTCACAGTGCTCATGCCCAACGAGGCAAACCGAGGAATTGTCGTGCAGGTGAATGGCACGACCCTGGGCAGGCTGCCGTCGGCTGGGCCTGTCACAACCCAGTTCGAACCGATGGACTGCACCAATTGCACGGTCCAGCTCTATCAGGACGGCTCATTCGGGAGTACGTTCGTCTGGCTCTACTGGCTAGAGTTCGGGGTGTGCAACTAATGGCCGAAACTCACACCGAAGCTGAACGCGAGCTTGCCGCCCTTGTGCAGCAGCTTCTCGACATGCCCGCACCACTGGATTGGGCGCAGGTACATACCGTCGGGGAGGAAATTATGCAGCTTGCAGACGAGCAAGTCTTGTAGCCTAAGAGGTGTACTGTGCTTGACTTCATGACCTTCCTTGCCGCGCATTCCGGCGAGATTCTTGGCATACTCGCCGCCCTTCACGGGCTGGCTGTGGCCGTAGTCAACCTGACCCCAACCCCGAAAGACGACGCCATCGTCGCCAAGGCATACCGGGTCATCGAGGTCCTCGCCGGCATTCTGGTGCCGAGCAAGGCCAAGCAATAGTCAATGCCCCGGGCGTGGTCTTTCAAACTCACTTTGGTCGGTGTGTTGTGGCCATGACCCGGGGCACCCAAAAATGGAGAGGCTCATGCTTGACGTAATTATTGACGGTGTTCGCTACTTCGCCGCTGACTCGCTGCCGTGCGACGCGCCGACCGAGGACGACCCTTTCGACGAGGGCGACGACTTCATCGAGACGGAGCCGTTCACTTACGGAGAGGGTATCGGCCCGGACGGGCGCTGGTTCCCCGTGCAGTTCGACGCCGACGATCCGCCTATCCAGCGCGCGTTGAGCGACTTCGACATCAAGACGACGGCGCTCGCATTCGACGTGCCGGCAGCGCACGTTGACGCCGTGCGGCAGGTGGAGGCCGCGGGCTCCGGGTTCCTGCTGAACGAGCCGATGCCCGCGCGCCCGAAGATTCTGTTCGAGGGCCACTGGTTCTACAGGCTGACGCCCGTCTTGGTCAGCCGGGTCCGCCCCGACCTGTCTCACCCGAAGAAATACTACAAGGGCGGCAGCGCCGAATGGGGCCGACTCCGCGACGCGTTCCAGTACGACGCGCACAACGCACTGAAGTCGGCGAGCTGGGGGCTGGGGCAAGTCATGGGCTTCAACTACGAGCTGGCCGGCTGCGAGACCGTCGAGGACATGGTGGTCGAGGCATTCAGCGGCGAGCCGGCGCAGTTCATGCACATGATGAACTACATCGACAAAAAGGACTTGTTGCCCGCGCTCCGCCGCGGCGATTGGCGCGAGTTCGCTCGGGGGTACAACGGCCCCGGGTACGCCCAGAACAACTACCACACTCGGCTCGCGGGCGCGGCAAAGCGCTCCAAGTTCGCGTAGAATACGATGATCGGGACGAACATCATTTTTCAGCCAGGGGTGGCTGCCAGGCCAACCCTGAGAAGATTTATGGCGCCGAAGCCAGCGAGCGAAGAAACTGTTGACCGCATCATGAGCGCGCTGGCGCGCGTTGATGACCGACTCAGAACCTTAGAAGTGTCGGTCAAGGTGCTGTCGGTTAAAGTGGACAATGCGATTGCAGACTCGCAAGCCGCCCTTCAACGAGCGGCGGACACAAACGGGCGAGTTAGGGGCATAGAGGAAACGCAGAAGCACGACCACGTACTTGCAGCGGCTGCGCAAGCGTCTCTCGACAAGCATTTGGCGGAGTCTGGTCCGCTAACGGACGCGACGCAGACCCTGGTCGCCCTCGCCAAGGCGGAGCAGGCCAGGGCGTGGGTTCACAGGCGTGGCGGCATGTTTTTGCGCTTCGTAGTGCTGGTCGCCGCCGCCGCTGCGGCTGTTGGCAGCATTGGGGCCGGTGCCTGGCATCTCATGAAAGAGACGGTGATACATACGCTAAGGTAAGGTGGGTAAAATGCTCAAGTTAATAAGTTCTGACTTTGATATTTTGCCTTCGCAAATATTGCCTGCGGCAAAAGAACACTTGCGTGTCGAGTTTGACAGAGATGACCAATACATCAAAGGCGCCATTGCTCGTGCTATCGCAGAGATAGAATCGGTAACAGACTTAACAATTAACTCGAGCCAGTGGCAATGGCAGCCTACGAGTTGCTATACGACTCGGTATATTCGTATCCCGAAAATCCCTGTACGTCAGTTGCTAGATAGTGACTTACAAGAAGTAGAGATTATATGGAACGACCCTATTGGCTACATTGAAGGTTCCAAAATAGGTAATAGGTTCACAATAGTCGCTGGCTATGCAGATATAAAACAACTTCCCCCGGCCGTTATGAACGCAATCTTGATGCTGACTGGCACACTTTATGAGCAACGTGAGGCAGTGCAGGCCGGTTCCTTTAATGAACTTCCAGACATGGCTAATCGATTGATGGCTGGTCTGTGGCGCCCTTCCTGCTGAGGTTTACCCCATGTCCTACGCTCGCCAACTTGCTGATATCTCCCGTCATGGAATTATCACGGTCAACACTGTTGCGGATCTTCGGGCGCATCCGTTTGTCAACTCACCTGAGCTGATGTTTGAAACGCTCGGTGCTCTGTCGGCCGCCGATGGTGGCGGCGGCTTATGGCGTTGGGACGCTGCAAGCTTAGACGACGACAACCTTGGGACGGTGGTGTTGCCGACCGGGCATGTTGGTCCTGGGCGGCGTGAGCGGGTCTTTTCAGGATTCGTAAATGCTTGCTGGTTTGGCGGCACAACCGCAGCCGCTATTCAAGAAGCCATTTTTGCATGTTATGCAGAGGGCGGCGGCACGGTGCTAGTGCCGAAAGGGCACTTTGTAGGTACCGACGTTATCTGGTTTGCCCCTCACGTCTCTGTTGTTGGTGAGGGCTCCGAGAGCCATGTGGAAATTACGGGTGGGGCAGTCTTTGGTTACGGGGAGCATTTTCATCCTGCAGCCATTAACGCTGGTCATTATACTTTTCACCCTCTTAACAGTATTGCTGGAGGGAGTAGCAGTGTTACATTGACGAATGCGGCTGATGCGGCAAACTACTCGGTCGGGGATATCGCTATGGTTTCGTCGACTGGGTTTGATTCCCCAGGGATGTTTGAGTTTGTAGAGCTAAATCGCATTGTCGACATTGACGGGGGTGTGCTTACTTTTGAGTCTGGATTTGTTGACGATGTTGCGTCGGCGCAAATTGCAAATCCGAAAGATATGATCGGTGATAGCGGGCACCCGTTGAACCTAAAGGCCGCGCTGGAAGGTGTTACCCTTAGCAACCTTAGGGCGACGTGCAGCGATCCGCAATACCAAGCGTTGCGTTTGAGTGGTTTGTACAACGGTTCCATTCATGACCTGTGGTTGACTGGGTCTCACATGCTGGCGTTCAACCTCAGCACTAAATCTAAGTTTTACAACATAATCAATAATGTCACTGTTGACGCTAATCTCACTAATACGCGACTTGTGGAACTTAAAATGGGTTCCTATCAAACGCAGCTTTGGGGGTTACAGCAGAACGTGGTAGCCCTTGCCGGGGCGACGCCGAGTATACAGCCTCCTGTGAACATTGGCGAGCGTTCGCGCGATATCTCTATTCGTGACGTTATCTTCAACGCTAGCGGCCACCATTTTAATGAGGATTTTATTCGGCTCTATCGTTGTAATCGTGTTAGTGTTTCGAATGTTAAAGCCAATTTGAAAAGCTGCACAGCTGACCTTATGGACATTCGAACAGAGGATGTAATGCCCGACGCGAGTTTTGATATTACAAACATCAACATTTTGCTGGAAGAAGGCTCTTTTACTTACGGCATTGCGCTTCGCTCCGTGCCGACGGGCATCGGTCACGTAAACGTTAACAATGTTAGCATACTGGTGAAAAATCCATCTGCTGGCACTAAAACCGCTATTTTAACTCCCTCTGAACAGGCGGGAACCTACTTGTTGTCAAATGTCAGTATACCGCAAGGGCGTCTGTTGCTAAACGACCCTGGCAACAGCAAAAGCGGTTCGGTCAGGATTGAGAATGCCGTCGTTGACAGTATAGCGGCAACCGACCCAAACAACCCTGGTGTTGTGCTTAGCGGCATTACTGTTTTAGACAATACGTCTCAACCATTACCAATTTATGTTCTTAGACATACTCTGCTTACTGGAACGGTAAAAGCGTTCAGTTATGAGTTGAAGCAAAATCCACAATTCTACCCTGATGGTTTCTCTTTGGACATTGACATACGGGGCTCTATAGACGGCACTCGTACGACAGCCACGACGTTAACCCTTACGTTTGCTGGAACAACTGCTTTTACCATGACGCTGGATCCAGCTGATAATGGGGCATTCTGCATCACAGGAAGACTGATAAGTCTATATATACGCAGGTTCTTTTACAACGGCATTTATTGGAAAGCAAATAGCGCAGACACGCCAACAACGGTCAATAAGAGTTATCTAGGTATCGATTACGATTATACAACGACTACGTTGCCTTTGGATTTAGATATTGTGGCCGGTGCGGATACAGTGCAAATATACCATGCTGAAGTTAGGATCTCTATGCCGAACAACAGTGTTTACCCGTCTGCGGACTGGAGTGTTTCGCCGTGAAGGCGGGACGCCTACGCCACCGGGTCCGCATCGAAACTGTCACCGACGGTACGGACTCGCTTGGCGCACCGACTAAGACTTGGACCGAAATCGCCGAGGTCAACGCTAGCATTGAGTCGTTGCGTGGGCGTGAGTATTTCGGTGCTAGTCGTGACTTGGGCGAGGAGACGTGGAAGATCACCATCCGCGAGATCCCTGGTGCGCATATAGACGGCACACATCGCTTCATCGACGCGGACACGGGGGCGATTTTCGATGTGACGGCGGTGCTTGATTCGCACTACCGCAACTTCCTTACCGTGGCAGCAAAAGCCGGGAGCAGCCATCCATGAACGGCGAAGCCGCGCTCTACCAAGCAATGGCCGCCCAAGTGGCACCCGTGCCTGTCTACCGGCTACACGCACCGCAGGCAGACGACTTGCAACCGGTGCGCACGCCTTATGTTATCTTCAGCCGTGAGCAGTTCAGCGGCGCGGACCTGGAGAACTTCTGTGACGCTGATGCGTCGCTCACCGACAGTTACATCGTTGACTGTCTCCACCACGACTATGCTGGGGCGCGTGAGCTAAACCGGCAAATGACTGCGGTATTCCGGGCATTCAAAGCGGCGCCGGATTCCGTGTTCGAAGACTATGACGCCGCTATGCGGGTATACCGCATCACATCATCGTTTACTTTTGGAGGCTAGATTAATGCCCAAACTCACAACCCGTAACTTGGGGATCTACCTCTCCCAAGCTTCTAAACCCGCCCCGGCTGACATTATCACTAACGTGACCAATGCAGCCCCCGCCGTTGTCACCCCGACAACAATTGGCAACTACGCTGATGGCGATATTGTCTTAATTACGGGGACTGGTTTTGCATCTCTCGATGATAAGTATTGGCCGATTAGTGGAGTGACCGGCACAACTTTCGAGTTGGACTGTTCCGATGCTAGTGGCGAGGCTGCCCCTGCGACTGAAGGGGTCGCCCGGGTTTACAAAATGACCGGGCAGAATGCCAACCTTGTGCAGTGGTGTTTGACAAGCTATAGCTACGATCAACCTCAGGCTGAGACTATTGACCAGTCTACTTTCTGCGGGACAGCTTCCGCATCCGGGCAGCCACAGCCTGCGACTTATACGACCGCAGGGATTCTTGATGGTTGTGAGGAAGGTTTCGGTGAAATGCTGAAGGCACTTGAAGACGGAAAAGACCGGTTGATGGTTTTCAAGTTGCCGTCAGAGCCGCCTAGTTGGGTTTTCCAAACTGTAGACATCGGCTCTTATAGCGAGTCATACGAGCTTAACGCGTCTATCACGTTTACAAGTGGAGGGGCGATTAAGTCAGGACCTTTCCGCGTGTACTGCAAGTCTTGCGTTGATTACCTGCCGATCAATGCTGCAATTGCTGGCACCGGTACTGCGAGCGCCACCATTACCTTTACTGGTGGACCATCTGATGCTGAATATACGGTAACCCTCACCGCTTCTACGGCGGCTGGTGCTATTACTGGGTTGACGCCAGTCTCAGTTGCGCAGGGGGCTACTATCGCGCAGGTGGCCACCGCGGTTGCTGCTGAGCTTGACGGAAAGCAGGACGCCGGCACCACCGATACCCTTGTGGCCAGTGCTGTAGACGGGGTCGTTACCGTTACCGAGTCCGGTGGCGGCAACATTGTGACGCTCACTGCGGTTATCGCGTGAGCGTATTTTGCACAGGTACGTGCGTACTTGACGGAGATGTGTATGAAATACTTTGTTTTGCCTCTGCTGGCGGTCCTCGCCGCCCCTGTCGCCGCGCACCACGCCGCCGAAGGCATCATCAGCGAAGACCTCTACGACCAGATCGAAGAGAGCCTGGAGGGCACCCCGCACCTGGACATGGACCTGTCCGTGGTCGGCACCGACACCGACATGATGGTGGTGACGACCATCACAGTTCCGACGGAATCGGTCGACGAGGTCGTGGAAATCATCGCCGACGAAATGACCGGCTCCGGCTCCATGGTGGAGTCGTCCATCGACATTACGCTGGACGTTGATGGTGACATGTCTACCGTCACTGTGTTCGAGGACATCGGCGCTGGCGAAAGCCAGTATTGACTTAGCATGGCTGTAATAGCGCGTCGCTGTTACAGCCACATTAAACGAGCAGAAAATGAACCTCAAAGTTATTCACATTCCAAATTCTCCGCTTGGCAACACTGTGGAGCTTCGTGAAATGACCATGCGGGATTTTGTATCAGCGCAAAAAACTATCGGCGCCAAAGAAGAGGGGTTGGAAGTTTCGCTAGAGTATTTGTCTAAAATGCTCTATGTGGACAACCAACGGGTTACGTCAGAACAGTTAGGCGATTTTGGCATGTCGGCGGTGCTTCCATTGCTTTCTGCCATGAATAAACTCATGCCGCAGGAAGAGGAGGGAAAAGACTAGCTCCCACCGAAGAGTTCTTATACTTTCTCGCGTGGGAGTTGAAGATGACGGTTGGAGAGATGTGCGAAAAGATGACCTTGCCAGAGTTCGTAAAGTGGCAGACGTTCTTTGAAAAGAAGGCTATGTTAGAGCGTGGAGAGCAAGACCCCGAAGAAATGGACGAAAATGCTCTGGCGAAAGCTTTTGGGTTTGGATAATGGCAAAAACCTTCATAAAAGACAAAGACCTTTTTTCCGCCGGGAACCGGTCAGCCTTGGCCGTCTTAGGTGTTGATGAGTTTAAGAGTGTGAAAGCGTTTATGGATTCTGAGCGCCTAGAAGACGTGGTTAGGGTAACAACCTTAGACGAGGTGAGGGGGCAGATACCGGAAATCGTTGACGGGCGCGTTGGGCTGAATAACATTAAAGACTATGAAGGCAGCAAAGCTAGGTTATTAGAAAAAATGCCTTGGGCTAGTGTTGCTGTGCTGACGCCAGCAGGACAGTTCGCTCGTCCAGACCTAACAGAAGAGCTGCGGTGGCTGTATCAAGCGCTCGTGACGGCTTCTTCCCCGTTTGCCAGTACAGGTAACTACCGGGCCTCTTTCCGGTACGTGGTGGGCCGTACAGTAAGTCGTGGCCTACCTAAAGGAGACGAAGGGCAATGGACTGTTGCTGGAGTAACAAACATCGCCGCGTATGCTAGTGCGCTTGAAAATATGCGGTCTAGAAATGTTTTTAGACGCACATTTAGTAAAGTGCAAACTCGAGCCAGGAGTAAAAATTATGACGTAAGAATGGATTATCTTAACGAAGTTTCTGAACTCGGTACAAAAGGTTTTTCGTACCCTTCGCCTGTAATCTGGATAGGGCAGTTAAATAGTATGCGCGGCCGTACTGGTTTGCAATTCCGCAAACGTCCACAGGGCCGGCGCCGGCGATGGAATAGGTAATGGCTAGGCAAACACTAGAAATTGTCCGCAAGTACACCGCTGACACAACTGGCTGGCAGCGGGCGCTACAGAACATTGATCGCAGCAGCGCGAAAACTGCTAAGTCAATGCGCAATGTGGAAACTAGCATTGATCGTGTCGGTAAATCCATGCGCTTACTTGGCAACCTTGCAAAAGGGTTTGCCTTTGGGTTCGCAGGCGCATTTAGCGTTCAGTCACTTCGCAGCGTTACGCAATTTGCCGACGAGCTTAATAACACTGCTGACCGAGTTGGTGTCAGTGTTGAAGCAATTCAGGCCCTTAGGTTTGAAGCTGAAAAAGTCGGGCTCTCTTTTAGCGCCACTGACACAGCCCTGCAAAGATTTAGCCGCCGGATTGCAGAAGCCCGTCAAGATTCCGGGGTGCTAGCTAAGGTATTCGAGCAATACGGCGTAACGCTTAATGATGTTGAAGGGAATCAAAAAAGCGTCAATACCCTGCTGGAAGAATTTCGTCGTGTTTTGTCCGGCATTGAGGACCCTGCCGAACGCAACCGGGTTGCAATGGCAGCATTCGACACTGAAGGGGTGAAGCTAGGGCAAACGCTTGGCAATTTGAATGGGACAATCGCGGAAACTACAGAAGAGCTTGCTAGGCAAGGTCGTGTTATTCGGCAGGAGGCAATTACCGCTGCTGCCGAACTAGAGACAAGATTTACAGAAACAGCACAACGTTTGCAAACTGTTTGGCGCAATGCCGTAGTTAACGTAGTCCAGTTTATAGACACTCTTGTGGCACGTTTCCGTGGTTTGGATGACCTTGGGCGTGGAACCACTACCTACCAATTAGACGTTGACATAAGTGAAGTTCAACGGAAAATTCAACAAGTAACAACGGAAATAACAAACCTTTCGTCCGACAGCGGCGGCGGGTTCGTTGGATTTTTCCAACGTACTTTTGGCTCTGACAATGCTTTAGAAGAGGCACGAAAAGCTCTCGCTAAATACCGAGACGAATTAGAATCCCTAATTCTGCGCCGCAATCAACTCGCGGCTTCTGCCCCGGCTGTGTCAGATGTGGCGCCTGTTTCGTTACCGGAAATACCGGACGTGACCGGAGGTGGTAGCTTATCTGGGCAGGCATCTGAAGTAGAGCAATGGGCTGACACAGTAGTTCAGTCCCTCAAGCTGACTAGCGCACAGGCCGCCAGGTTCCGCAGTCAGGCGGAAGCGTTTACTGCTGCCGCACAGAAATTCGGGGTTGATCGAAACCTCCTTGTAGCGCTGGCCAAACAGGAGTCTGGTTTTAACAAGGTTGCTCGGTCGACAAAAGGTGCAATCGGTGTCATGCAGTTAATGCCCGGCACCGCACGGGATATTGCACGACAAACCGGCATTAGCTTTGAGCGATTGGTGAACGACGCTTCAGCCAACATTGAAGGTGGCGCGTTCTACATTGCCAAACGGCTAAAACAACTTGGTGGGGATGTAGAACTTGCCCTTGCCGCTTATAATGCAGGGATCGGAAACGTTCAAAAGTTTGGCGGTGTGCCCCCGTTTGCAGAAACACAAGGTTATGTAAAAAATATCATACCAGACTACGAGCGCCTGTCTGCTGCGACTGGTAATCTAGCCTTTGTTAGCGACGATGCCGCGCAAGCTATTCAAAGGCAAGGGCAAGTCTTAAACGAAATCCAACAGGTGTATCAAAGCACCCGTACCCCGGCAGAGCAGTATGCCGCAACGCTTGAAAGGTTGCGCGGCTTGCTCGATAGTGGGCTAGATCAAGAGACGTTTGTTCGTGCAGCACAGCAAGCGCAAGCCGCTTACTTTGCTGCAAGTGAGGGCGCTCTACAAGCTGTAGAAGCGACAAACACGCTTGCACAGAGCGTCGGGCAAAACCTTACGGTTAGCTTTGGTTCCTGGATTGATCGGGCCGTGGAAGGGACCTTTAAGCTAAAGGACGCCCTCCGCGGTCTAGCGGCTGATATCGCCAAGCTTGCGCTACGGTTTGCGCTGTTTGGTAGTGGCGGTGGCGGTGGTCTTTTGGGCGGTGTGCTTGGCGGGCTGTTTGGTTTTGCCAAGGGCGCTGCTTTCTCCAGCCTGCCGCTACCGCAGGGCGTTTATGCGCAGCCTACCTACTTCACCATGCCTAGCGAGGGGCCGCTGAAGCGGTATGCACAAGGCGGCGTACTGGGTGAGGCAGGTCCCGAGGCCGTGCTACCACTGAAGCGTGGCGCCGATGGCAAGCTTGGGGTCCAAGGCGGCGGAACTGAAGTGGTGATAAATAACTACTCTGGTGAAGACGTTAGCCGTCGGACACGACAACTTGGTGACCGCGAAATAATCGAAATTGCTATTGGGCAAATGGATGATCGGATACAACGTGGCGGCAATTCTACAGCCCGCGCGTTGGACCAAGCTTATAAGTTACGAAGGGGTAGATAATGGCTTTGTCACCAGAAATGCAGCAGCGCTACACTAGTGAAGTTGACGTAGACTGGTGGGACGCTCTTATTCTTTCTCATAGCGCTGCTGGTTCATATTTTTTGACGAATGACCATCAAGCACAAACTGGTTTGTTTGAAGGGGTTAATCGGGTTTTCCAACCCATACCGTTTGAAGTTGTGCTCCCTGTTGTGGATGCAGAGGGACAGCAGGATTTAAGCATTCGGGTTTGCAATATAGGTGAAGAGATGTGGAATGCTCTTCAGAATGTTCGTAATAGACCTGAAGAGCCAATCCGGTGTCGCGTTACCCAATACATCAAAGGGGTGCTAGACCCGCAGTACGATCCTCCTTGGGATCTTAGTCTAACGGATTTGACATTAGACACGTTCGTCATGTCTGGGACTGCCACTAGGGTGGACATATTCAACGCAAGATTTCCTAGAGAACTTTATAGACCGGACCTTTACCCGGGTCTGACTAGAAGATGAATGATTTGATCGGAAAACCGTTTCAGTGGCAGGGCCGTGGGCCAAATGCTTACGACTGTTGGGGGCTGACTCTGGAAGTTATGTCTCGGTTAGGTATCAATTGTGATTACGTGCTAAGCTTTGGAAAAATGGATTTCGAAGTAATAAATGAATACATAGAAAACAGCAGGGCGTCTCCAAAATGGCAAGAAGTCTCCCACCCAAAAAAGGGCGATGTATTAATATGCGGGACTTCAAGACAATGGGCTCACGTTTGTCCTTTTGTTGATGAAAGCAGTGTCCTGCACATAACCAAGGGGCAAGCCGGAGTAATAAGGATAGACCCCAGAGTACTCTACCGGCTTGGCTATAAAAAGCAAAAGGTTTTAAGATGGCTAGGATAATCATTGTTGACAATCCGCTGAACCCATCTGACTACCAAATCAGAGAATGGGTAGGCCCCTACTGTTCGAATGATGGACAGAGCGGCTTTTTGAACAAGTTTTATCCTGAGGGTTTCCCGGGCAGCCATCAAACATTTCTAAACAAGGCCCCTCTTCCTGTTGAAGATTATGGCCTGGTGCTTGCCCCGGGCGACGAAGTGGTGCTGCTTGTGGCTCCAGGCGCACCCGTGGCAGCCGCTGTTGGTGCTGTTGTTAGTGCTGTGGCTGCGAGCCCGGTGCTTGCTGCGCTTGCTGTGGCGGTCGTATCTACAGCGGTCAGTTACGCCCTAGCCCCTAGCGCTCCAAAACTAGATGTCGCGTCTTCACCATCTCAAGTGTCTCTGCCGAAAGCAGAGTCTGTGTATAACCTAGCTGTCCCGCAAAATCAAGTTAGACTTGGTGACTCAATCCCCGTAGCTTACGGGAAAAATAGAATAGTTCCTGATTATGCAACACAAGCATGGTCAAAATATCACGAAAATAACCAATGGGTGTTTTTGCTGTTCTGTCTCGGTCAAGGAGAGTACGGTATTTCTGATATTTATATTTCTAACACAAGTGTCAACCGGTTGGCTCCTGGCTCAGTGAGCTACAAATCGTATAGCCCTACTGACCATACACAGACAATCGGCTTTATAGACTCCGATTTTGTGGATACTATTGGGGGCTTTCCAGAAAATGTCATCACTTCTATTGAAGTTTCTGACATTGAATTGGAAACACCAACAGAATTGTCTAGTTCTGGTACGATTTTAGCTGCCGATGCAATTGACGTTACCACAGCCGATATTCCCCCTATCGGTACTACGATATACATTTTCGGTGTTCCCCACACTATTGAGACTGTAAACGGTTCACAGATTACAATTTCGCCAGCCACCCTTGATCAACCTTTCTTGCTCTTTAGCGCATTGAGAGGGGACGCTCGAATAGTAAACGGCGACTTAGAGATTAACGTGCTTAATTTCGACAACTTTAAGAAATTGGTTGATAACACACAAACAGGTGACGCGTTAACTGTCTCTTTTGGCGGGGCTTCTGATTACGTTATCTCTGGAGAGATTGGGGCGATAGCAATTAACTACGTCTTGACCCTGACAAATATAACCCAAACAGGCGCAAATACTTTCTCTTCGCCAGACTGGGTCATTTATACCGACATCGATATAGAAAAAGCCGCTTCTTCTGTCGGCGACCCCGTGTCGTTTATTTACTATGACGTCTCTACTTTACAACAGTTCATAGTGGGCGGACCTGGGCAGGAAATAGGCACTATTGAAATTGACTACGTGTTCCCCGGCGGGCTCTATAAAGTAAATAAGGAGTCGGGGGAGCTAGAGTCAAACAGCGTAGACTTTTTGCTGGAGGCAACACAAATAGACCAAGACGGGAACCCTACTGGCGCCCCCACTATCTCAACCACCTGGAACGAGACTCTAGCGACAACTACCCCGCAAAGGCGAACGAATGGGCTTATTGTCCCTTCCGGTGACTACTACTTGGTAAGATTTGCCAGAACAAGCGCCGCATCTGAGAATGACTCAAGAGTTGTTGACAGGGTGCTTTGGACTGGGTTGAAAGGGTTCGTCTACGCTCAATATGGGGGGAAGGGGTATGGAGACGTTACCCTACTAGCAATGAAGATCAAAGCGACTAACGGCGTTAGCAGTAACGCTTTGAATAGGATTTCAGTATCTTGCACTCGCAAACTCAACGGGGCTGACACTACCTCTGCCCAGGATGCTTTTATTGATATATGGTCAAATGTGAAATACGGGGCAAACCAAAACTCAAGCCTAATTGAGGGGACCCTTTCCGGGTCTTTTAACGCTGTGTTTGATTTTCAATCCAATGTATGGGAGGCCCTGCAAACGGTAGCAAATGCCGCAGACTATCGCATTTTCCCTCGCGGCTCTGAGCTAGTTTTGATTGACGACAATCCTAATCTTGTCCCCGTCATGTCTTTTGTAGAAGGTCAAACTAGCGGCGGACTTATTGAAGAAAATTCGCTTAGTGTTACTTATGCTTTGGGAAACAGAACCGATGAAGACGGAGTGGAAATAGAATACCGTGACGAGATAACTTATGAACCGGCTTACGCTTTGTACCCAAGTACCAGTGTGCGCCCACGTTCAGTTAAGCTGATAGGTTGTACCTGTAACGATACAGCAGTGGCCAGGGCTAGAAAGATCTGGAATAAGAGCCAATTTAGTAGGTTTACTTGGAAATTCAATTCTGAGCTAGATGCACTTATTTTGAACCCAGGAGACGTAATAAACATAGTGCCTTTGAACAAGAGTCCAGTTCTTTGTGTAGTGTCTGAAGTACGTCACACTGGTGGAACAAAGACATCCGTCATTGCCTTTGAGTACGATGAGAGGGCTTACGCATGACTACTTGTATAGAGACACTAGATGTCGTTAGCGGTGAACCCTGTGCAGGCGGCTTAATTAGCACAGTTGATTATAATTTGCCATGCCCAAGCATTTCGGCTTTCAGTTACTCAGTGAATGCCGGAATAATCCGAACGTCAGTTGCCACTGGGTATGCAAGGCAGCGCCGCTTGTTTAGCGACAGACCGACCACCTATGACTTGACTTGGACTCTAACAACAGATCAATTGCATGCATGGGAAGCGTTCGCAAACAAGCATGGTTACGGGTGGCACTTTTTGCCCATGGTCACTGGTCAATGCCCGGTATGGCATCCTTCCGAACACCCGATTAGGTATATTTCTGATTGGCAGGTTAATCTATTAACCGAGAATGTTTGGGAGGTAGCCGTACAGGCCGAGCAGTACAAGATAGACATGGATTGTTGGCTTTGCTTGTATCAAGAAAAACTAACCGAATGTTTGGTCTTTGAGGTGAATTTAGCAGACCCAGTAAACTGGATCCAATTACATCAAACCGCAGGCGACGCTGCGGCGTGGAGTGACCCTAATGGCTGAATGTTGTAACACTTTCTGTGAGGCGATTAGCTCAGCAACTGAGACCGTCCTAAACGCCTTTACTGAATATTGGTTTAGAAATATCGAACCTATATTTAAATGGGTTTCGCCCTTAGGTGGCTACGTAACTTTTCCTAGTGGGCAGGAGGGAGCAAGTTTTCAAAACCTCATGTCCAGGGTAGTTGGGGGGTTGGACGAGGGGTTTAACCTTTGGTCGTGGTACAACAAAGACCAGCCTGGGAAAACTGTACTTATTCTTCCCGAGACTCCTTTGAAGCCAGTCAGGGTTACTGTGAACAGCTCTATGATGACAAGTGGCATTGATTATAATGTCACTGGGTCTACCCTTACATTCAGTATTGGGCTATCGCCTGGCGATCTGGTTTTGGTAAAGTCTTACGGAGGTTAACGTGGTCAATACGGTTCAGTCATGTATCCAGTGTGTTTGTGACGCTGCTGACAAAGCAAAGCAACAGCTTTCGGAACTCGGCACAGGTGTATATAAAACAATTTCCGTTCTTGCTGGGGTTGCTGGTTTTTTGCGATGTGTTATAACCGGCCCCGCAGGGCAGATGTGTACTTTAAACTATCCCCAAGCATCTTCTATCACGCTGGCAGAAGCTTTGTCTCGCTTGAACAATACCAGCGTCGGGGCCATTGCAACAGAGCACTTCACCGCCACTGCCGGTCAAACAGCGTTTGCGCTCACGACGACGCCCGCTAGTTCAATGCTGGTTGAAGTAGCGTTGAATGGGTCGATACTGACAAACGGAGTAGACTACACAGTGACAGGGTCTTCCTTGACCCTAGCACTTTGGGCGGTATCGGGAGATGAGCTGGAGACTCGGATCTTTACTGTGTGATGGTGCAGCGCGGGCTCAGCTATTTCCAGCCGTTATCAATGGCCCTGTCAAGCTGATCCTGCGTCAACATCAAGAGGGTGCTTTTGCCGTTATCTTCCAGTACCCAGATGTTTAGCGCATATTCGTTGTGGTCTCTATCGACCCGCAAGGTGTACACTTCCCATTCTTGGCTGGGCAACAATTCTCCGTTTACTGAGAAGCTTTCGAACGTCATTTTCATCGTAGGACCTCGCGATTCCTGAGTTGAAACTCCAGGCTGTCTAGGTGTGGCCTATAGATCAGTGCCACACGATTGCGCGCGTCTATCAACCAGCGCATCTCGTCTGTCGTCAGCGCATGTGTCGGCACATTTGGCTCGTGGTGCTCACAGCCGCGGCTGGTGTCCATGGCCATCGCGCCGCAATGCTCACATAAAAAGCTGCTCATGGCTTATTACCTCCGTCAGCATAATAACTCCACCTGGCGCCCCAGGCCGCGCTGGTCGGGCGCCAGGCGCTTTTCGCGGACTGCGCCGAACGCATAGTGCCATCCTTCTTTGCCGCGTCTGCGCAGCTGCGGCACATGTGCGGGAACATGCTTGGGCGGTGGACAACGCTCGTCAGGCGCGAGCGTAGGGCCTTGACCCTGATGGTCTCGATCTTGCCGCAACATCGGCGCTCAATCTGAACACTCCAGTCTGAACGCGGCTTGCCCTCCTCGGGGAGCAAGGCCAGCACGACAACCCCAATCTCTTCGAACACTGCGCCGTCCTGAAGGCGCGTCGTGAAGGCGCTTGGTCTGCCCGGATGGCCCTCCTTAAACGGCATCGTCGTCGTCCTCCTCGCTGTCAGCTTCGTCGAGAAGCGCACGGACTTCGGTCAGGTTCCACTGAACACCGTGGCTCACGGGCGCACCCTTGCGCCGGGGCACCATGCGCCAGAAGAGCCCAGCGCCGGAATCCGCGGGCACCCACTCGCCACCGATGCAGTCCTGAAGCCCTAACGACTTCAGAATTTCGTTCATGTGGTCCTCCGATGTCACGTCAAGCTCTGCGCGCAACGCCGACAGGCTCAGCCACTGCTCGCCACCGACCGCCACTGCAAACGCCAACATGGGGCGCAGGTCAACGCCGGTTTCCCGCAGAACCGCCTTCACGGCCTCACGCTTTGCTGACGTGGCGGGGCAGTCGAGCATGCGACCCATGTCCAGCATGCGCCCCAAAACCGTCTTTGCGTTGAAATACCTCTGCTCTACACACAGGCCAGGATCTTGCAATTCTTTCATCTGTCTCTCCAAGGGTTAGGGCTTCTCAATGCCTGTAGGTTTCTCTTTTTAATAGGGGTACATAACCCTTACCAGGTCTTCTTCGTTTTTCAAACTTTCGCTAAGAATGATGACCATTTTTCTGGCCCTGTACGTGTCTTCTGGTTTCATTCTGTAGGTCATACCATTCGCCATTTCATTATCTTTGTTTTTTATGGCTCTCAATAGTCTTTCAATCTGGTCTCGTTTGCTTTCTCTTATGATTCTTATAAAAACGGCTTTTTCTTTTTTAGTCAAGTCTTTAACCTTATCTTCAAAATATGGTTGGTAATTCAAGGGCACTAGGTCTGTCATTTGATTTGCCATTTGCTTTCTACAAGGTTAGTTTTACGCCGCAGTCTTACGGCGACAAGGATGAGCAGGCCCATCATTAGATACATCGTCGATACCGTGCTCACGGGGACCGGTCCGCCGTCCTGCTCTGGCGTCGGCGTGCCGTCGGGCTCGACGGTCTGGCACGTGACGTACACGTTTTGATGGTCGGGGTTCTCTAGTCGGTAGTGGGTGCAGTCGTCGAAGGTTCCTGCTGAGGTAATCTCGAACGGCACGATTCCGGCGTGTACCGCGTAGTGTCCAGGCTCCACGCAGTACCCTAGCTTCCAGCCGTCCCACCTACTACGGGCATCCCACACGGCGAACTGCTGCGTGCCATCTTCCGCGCGCGGGAGTTGGTGGATGAGGATTGTGTTTATCACAACCGCCACACCGCGCAGCCGGACAGAGAGATGACCGGCACGGCGGCGGCTGAAACGACGTTGTAGTTCATGGTCATGGCCAATGGTCTCTCAGATTGGGTTGGGTTGTGCCCCGTATCGTGGGGCGAACGGTGCACGCGCGCTGCCTGGAGTCGGTCACGACAAGAGGAGGTCAGCGCCGCGCACTGGCGGGGTTTTGTCGATAGTCGCCGGACGGGCACTCGCCGCCTAACCCCGTCCAGTTCGGCGTTGATGACGCCTAGATACTGACCGCGGACGAAAATGAGAAAGGGTGTCATGCCGGGACGGCGATCCGACCCCAGTCACGCATCTGCGGCGCGCAGTGGTAGCAGCGCCGCATCAACTGCCGCATGCTCTGAAAAGAAACCCCCTGTGGGGCCAACCTCTGCAACGAACTCAAGCTGGGCGTTTTCCAGCAGTTTCGGCACGTGGGTGGCGCGCCCATCGTACTGCTGCCCAATCCCGTGCTGAACCGGGGTCGGTTTGTTCTTCTTGTACAGGGCGCAGCGGTGCCCCCCAGGGGCTGACAAGACATAGAATCCTGCTTCGGGCGGGATGGGCCAGCATAAGCCATCGCCGTCCGAGCAGGTCCTAGCTTGTATGTACGAAGGAGCTTGTGGCATAGGGTTCTCCTATTGTGCCCGGCCAAGCCGGGCGGGGTGGTCAGTCTTCGTCCGGATCAACATCCGGGAGGACTTCGATCCGCACTCCCGGATACGCCAGCGCCAAGCGGTACATGGCGCTGTCGAGATCGAAGCGCATGTACTTCGTCCACAAGCACGTTCGGGGCTTGCCGCCCCACGCGCTCGCCATCCACTCTAGACCGCTATCGCGCTCCAGGTGGATGACTTCCGGCTCCGCATAGATCAGAGCCGGGTACGTGTACATAGTGCCGCCATTTTCGGTCAGCGGCTGCGACTCCGGCGCGCGCCAGACGGTGAGCCCCTCCTGCGGGGTCAGGTCCACAAGAGGAAAGATCTTCCCCGTGCCCCACTTTTCGGGGAACAGGGCGCGCTCAACGGTCTTGATCGCCCGGAATTGCCGGGCTCTTGGGTCGGTGTTCATCCGGAGTGGTCCTCCACGGGGCCGTAGTACGGCCGTTCATCTGATTTTGTAGCAGGCTGGTTGGCTCCGCCGGTCGCGCGAAGGCGGCCGGAGTTGTCAAACCACACATCGCCTGACGGGCCATCCATGCCGGGCTCGGTGCGCCACACAGGCAGCGGGAATGCTGCTCAGCGAAGGGTCTTGAGTGCCATGCGGTGGCGCTGGTTGGGGTCGGTCTTCATACGATCCACCTCGTGTCGCATTCGGGGCACCGAACATCGGTGCCCTTTGGGGGGTTCGGCGCCGCATACGGCGCGGAGCCGCACTCGGGGCAGTGGCGCCGCGGCGGAGTTACGGTTTCGAGTGCCCAGAAGCACTCTTCGCCGTCCCACTCGACGGGGTGGCCGAAGTCATCCGGCATCTCATCCTGAGATGCGAACGGTGTACCACTGATGGCGCCCCGCAGGACGTAGTGTTGATCGCTCATGTCGTTGCTCCGGTCGGGGTTGCGCGCTCGCGCAGCCTGTTTGTTGATGCGGGCCTACAACTCGTAGAACCCGCAGTGGACGAACGCTTGTGTTTTGCGGACGCTGCCGTCGCTAAGCGCTTCCTCCTTGGACACGCGGTCGCTCAAGGCGACCACGGGCCGAACGCCAATTCCCTTCAGGCGCTCGGTCAGGTTGGCGACCAGCGGCGCGAAGCCGCCGATCATGGCCTTGACGGTCGGCTTTCCGAGCTGGCTCAGCTCGGTGAGGGACAGTCCCGCCGCCCACGCGTCGGGGTCGACGTGGTAGTCGTTCTGACCGGCTGCGTAGATGCTGGCCAGGTACTGACGCTGCTCTGCCGTGACGGCGGGGAAGACGAACTCGGACAGGATCTGCCCGACGCGCATGTCCAGAACCACTTTCTGTCCCTCCTTGGACAGGCTCGAGAACCCATACTCCCCACTAACCTGTACGGTCAGCAGGCGAGTCAGCGCGTCGCGGTTGTGGACATCGACGACACCCGCCGCCTTTTGGGCGGGCGTGGCTGCGTGTTGGGTCAGGTTGATGATGGTCATTTTATTCTCCTGTGGTTGGGTTGGCAGGTTTGTAGTCTTTCATCAAAACCCCCACATCGCACGGTCAGCGTCCATCTTCTCAGTCAGCGCAGTGCGCTCCTTCTTGGTGAGCGGGCGGGCGTCCGCACAACGTGCCTCGGCGCTCTTGTCGAGCAGGCCAGACGCCCACAGGGCCGCGGGCGCGGCCACCAACGCCGCGCCCGCGGTGGCCACGGTGCCGCCGGCGAAGAGCACGGCGCCCCACGCCGCTGGACCGAGGCCGCCGATGGCGATAGCCTTCTGGGCCGACTCGCAGTCCTCGGACGTGTTGTTCTCGGCCATGGCTGCCATGCGGAACTTGACCGGCACCAGCATGAGCCCGAGGGGGTTCAACTCCATAAATCCAGGCAGCACAGTCGCGGCAACGGCGGTGGCAGCATCTGCTGACTGCGCCACGTCCGCGGTGTAGGCGAGGGGGTTGCTGGGGCGGCCCTCGACAGTCCGCCCCGGCGGCTTGGTGATCGCGCAGCCGGACAGGGAGATGGCCAGCGCGGCGGCGGTGACAGTGTTGAAGTTCATTGCTTTTCCTCTTGGAAGAAAGATCCGTTTTGTTTGGAGAGTTGGGGCTGGGGGAGGCAAATCGCAGGACCACCATAGTCAAGCCGCATACCGATCCCGATCAGATGATTGACGACGTAATGCGCCAGCGCGACCAGGCTTCTGGCGCGCTCGATCTGCTCTTTGGAGGGGGTCTCAGACACGGAAAACCCCGCTGCTTGGCTCTTCGTTGGTCCAGGAGTCCTTGACCGCCGGTGCCGCGTTGACTTCCGGGTTGCGCATGTGCGCATAAAGCTGTTCCAGCCACTGCGTCATCACCGACGCGGGGATTTCTTCCGCCGCGGCATCGTAATAGGGCGTGCCTTCGCAACTTGGACGCCCTGTGAATTCCGCGATGACGCATGGGCTGATGGTCCTCCCCATGGGCCAGTCTTCCGCGTACTCATCTTCCGCGTCTGCGGTCGTGCAGCAGACGGTCGGCGCCACCCCGCCTGCGTCTTCGTCGGTGAACGCTTTCGAAATGACGTTCCACACGCGCCGCTTTTGGAGTTGGCACAGCGCGCAGGCATCCATGCCAACAGAAAGATCCTTATCTTCTTTCTGGCGGGCTTCGTTGTCCCGCCAGTGCCTGATGGATGCCTCTAAGGCACTCCAGTCGTTGTCGGTCATGGTCTTCACGAGCTTATCTCCGGGACTGCGCTTGCTCTCTCAGCCGGGCGACGTAGTCCCTCTGACGAACCAAGATGCATTGCTTGCACCAGTGTGTGTGTCCATCCAGGCTGTAGACATCCTTGTAGAAAGCAGCCGCTGGCTTGGCCTTTCCGCATTTGCCACACTTTTTAATATGGTGCGGTGGCAGATTCGGCTTTTGCCGGGCGGCGTGTTTTTTCCTATAATCCGAATAGCACTGCTTGCACCACGAATTAAAGCCATCCGGACTGCTGGCGCGTTTGCTGAACATCTCCAGCGGCTTGACATCGTTACATTTTGTGCAAGTCTTGGTTTCCATTGGTTCATCTCCAGCGGCTGCGCCCGCGCTTGGGCGTGTCGGACTTCTCCCGGTTTAGTGGTCTATTTCATTTTGTTTTTCCGTGTTGATAGGACTCCAATGACCCTGTATTACTGTACCCAAATCTTTAACGATAGGAGACATGCTTAAAGCCTTTAGCAGTAAAGCTTGCGCATAAGGCTCTTCAGGTAGCTCGTATCGTTTAATTGACGGAGCAACCCCAGGCTCTTCAAACCTAACTAAAATATGGTTGTAATGGTTAGCCATTGCTGTGACTCATTGCTTACGCTCCATCCACATGCCCCAGGACGTTGAAAGGCGCCGCTCTCTCACGGCAGTCACACCACTTCTGGACGGGCAGGTGTCGCCTAATTCGAGTAATAGCGAATCGCTCATTCGTCAGAACTCCTTCCCGTGCTTCTGTGGGCGGCTACGGTTGTAGTCAAGTTTCGCGAGGACGGCTTCTGCGATGCGCATGCGATGCGCGCCTGTGAAGTCCATCACACGGATGATGAGGTCCGCGAACTCTTCTTCGGCGTTACTGAAGTTGGGGATCTTCTCGCTCATCGGTAGACCGTGGCGGTACGCCTCCAGCGCTTCGCTCAGCTCGGAGTGCATCAGCGCGATCGCTTCACCAGGGTTGCGGCTCTCGATTTCGTCTGGCCAGAAGCCTTTCTTGTAGTTGTCGCTGTGAATACGGGAAGACAGTTCGGTGAAAGACTTGTTGAACATATCGTCGATACTCATCGCCATGCTCGCTTTTCCGGATAGGCGATGCTCAATTCCGAGAATGTGCTCAATTAGGGTGTGAACCGACTCGGCTTCTTCTCGAAAACCATCCGAGTCTCCGCGGACGACAGCCTCCAGCATACGGATGGATGTCTCTTTGAGCTGCTTTACGGTGCCGCCAGCTTCCGAGCTGTATTCAGCGATTTTCATCAAGGTACCTCTTTATTGAGATTTCGACCAAACTGGTCATTGTGCGTGTTTCTTTTTTGGCGAGCTTCGAGAGTTCGATGTACAGCTGTGGCGGTAACCGCACCGTAAACTGAACGCGACCTCCTTTGACGTCAGGAGCTTTCATTGTTAGTCTCCTATCAGCCGCAGCACTCTGGCGCCGAGGACCGACTCGGTGTTCTCTTTTATGACGGAAGCTGGAAGCATTTTGGAAATTGCTTCCCAATTCACCTTTCGCGAATCGCGGTTCTGCCGGTAAGTCGCCAACAACACACCGTCACTGTCGACGATCTCTGTCGCGTCGCCGAGTTCCGGAATCAGCGTGTTGCGTAGCGCTTGCTTTCGCCTTTCGAGTTCGGCTATTTCTGCACGAATGGTTTTCAGCTCTTCGATTGCAGAAGCGACGTCATCCTCAACGACGATCGTTTTGCCTTTGCTCGCCTTCGCGTACCGGAGCCGCGCCTCCCGCTCGGTGGTGGGGGTGGGCGGCTCGCCGCCGATCACGTGGCGGTCCCACCAGTCGCTGACCAGCGCCAAGATGCGCTCTTCGAGATCCGGGTCGTGCTCGACGGGAAAGATTTCAAACCGCAAATTCCCACCAACCAGCGCGGCCACGTCCCATTGGTGGCAGCCCGTCAGCGTCATGTACGTTTGCGCTTGCGCTCGATAGGCGTCCGGTAGCTCGTCGTTCCAGGCCGCGAAAGCATGGGGATTGACGGTTTTGCATTCCAGACCTTTCCTAGCGCGAATCCGACCGAACCATACAGCCGACTGTTGTCCTTCCGGAACGACGAGTCGGTCTGGGTGGCCAATCAGGGGCGCTTCCGGATGGCGCAGCATTTGATGATAGCGCTGAACCTTGTGGCCTGTGGCAGAAGCGTATTCCTGCGCAACGGCCTCTTCGAGCCGAGTGCCCATGCGGGTGGCCAAGTTGCCTTCAAACTGCTCTTCCTGTCCCGTTTTCTCCAGCCACAGTTCGTAAGGCGTCTTGATTGAAAAGCCGAGCAGCACGCCGATGTCGCTGCCGCCCAAGCCTTCCCGCCGTTCAGCGTGGAAATTATCCATCGATGATGTCTCTTGCAACATTTTGCTTATCTGTCAGTACGTCGACGATTTTCTCGTCGATTGTGTCTTCAGCAATCAGATCGATGTAGGTGACCGATCTGTCTTGCCCTATGCGGTGCGCCCTGTCCTCGGACTGTGCGCGGTGCCCGTAGCTGAACGAGTTCGAGACGTAAATCACCACGCTCGCCCGCGTCAGCGTCAGCCCTCGCCCACCCGCCGACGGGTTGCCGACGAAGAACCGCGCAGCGCCGCTCTGGAAGGCGTCTACAGCTCGCTCGCGGTCAGCCGCAGGGGTTGACCCGTCGTACCGCACGGCGCCTGGGAGCGCGGCGCACAGCGCTTCGATCTCCTCGCGGAACCGCGCCCAGAGGATAACGGAACGGTCGGCCGGCAACGAATCGACAATGCTCTGGACGGCTGCGATTCGAGGGTTGTTCTCCAGAAGATAGCGCGGCTCGCCATCAACGTTGATGAATCCGGATGTGACCTGCTGCAGCTTCGTTAGCGCGGTGAGCGGGGTGACGGTCACAAGCGCTTCTTCGATCTCTGTGGCGTGTTCCGATTTCAGCGCGTTGTAATGGCGACGAGCCTCCGCCGGTAGCGAGAAATAAGAACGCTCGTACACTTTCGGCGGCAAATCCAAGCAATCCTCTTTCCGCAACCGCGATGACCAATTCCGGACGCGGTCTCGGAGATGGTCGAGGTTTCGCCAGATTGGTCTTCCACGGGCGTCGCGCTCGATGATCTGCGGCGCGAAGTTGCAGCGCGATCTTGCTACAGCCGCAACCACGATTGGATGATCCGCCGGAAGCAACTTCGCGTAGTTGGCGATGAAATCAGAGTGCTTCCGAAATCCGAGCGCACCGGGCTGCAGCAGCTCGAACTGTGAGAACAGGTCAATAGGCGCGTTCTCGATTGGGGTGCCGTTGAGAATGCGCCGCACCGGGCATAGCCGCGCCAGCGCTAGCGTGTTGCGTGTGCGGATGGCGGATGGCGATTTAATGTATGAAGATTCATCCGCGATCAGCAACGTCGGCCCGGACCGCACAAAGTTCTGCGCAGCGGCGAACCCCGCTTTGGTGGCGAGAGCTTCGTAGTTGATCGCGAACAGCGTCGCGTCCGCCGCCGCGCGGCGATCCCGCGCGTGGGAGGACCAGGCCACAGCGTCGATATGCGGCGTGTGCTTGGGGATCTCGCGGTTTACCCAGTTGGTGTGGACGCCTTTTGGCGCAACAACGAGAACGTTGGTAGTGTGGCCGGAATCGAGGGCTGCTGCGGCTTCAGCCAACGCGATCACTGTCTTGCCGGTCCCCTGTTCCCAGAGGTAGGCAAACGCGACGCGGTCGCCGTAGGCGGCGAGCGCTTCGGCCTGATGGCGGTAGAGGGCGGGAAGTGGCATCGTCAGACTCCAATCGGTGGTTGAGGGGATCTCCCTCATGTCCGGGAATTATCGCTCGGTTACAGACACGAGTCAACAAGAAATTTCTCGGCTTTAGCGACCGATTCATCAAAAGATTGCCAAGCAAGCTCTTCTGTCGAAATCGAGCTTTTTGCCGGCCTGATACCTCCGCACGACTTAGAAAGGGCTTTCATCGCCTCAATCAATTCGTAAGTCAGGTCCATGAGGCTGCAAATCACTTCTCTGGTTTCTGGATCGCGGTTGTCAAGATACATCCTGTTGTGGTGATGCTCAGCATCAATTAGCGGGTTGGTCATGGCTTTTCTCTCGTTTAGTCAACGCGTTCAGGAACAGGCCGAGCAAGGCGTCAAGCATTAGCGGTCATATACCTCTGTCTTGGTCATGGCTGTGCTGGCGGAGCGGATGCTGATGATGCGGAATGTTTTCATGTAAACCTTTAACCATTAAAAACTCAGCGTTTACGGCGACTTCTGACCCGCTCATGCAATAAGCGATCCCCGTCGCTCATCGAGCGGCCCGTCTTCGGGTCGTCCGAGTCTTCGTCCGTTTCCCAGTATGTCCCCGGCAAGATCATGGCCGTGAAGAAGCCTGCGACGACAACCGCCAGCAGGAAGCCGAGCAGCAGGAAAAGTTCATCCATCAGTGTAACGACTCCGCGCCGTAGAGACGCCAGGTAACCTGGTTTTCCTTGCTGTCAAGCAGGCAGTGCAGTTCGACTGCTTCTTCCTTTTCGATGGCGTCCATCATGATGTCCCTGCTTTCGTCCTTTATGACCCGCATTGCGCTCACCAGAATGACAATGAACAGAAGGTTTCCCGCCTTTGTGCTGAACCTGTCGGCAGAGATTTCATCGATAGCGGCCTTCGCGGACTCATAGACGACGCGCAGAACGTGGTCTGTATCGTCGTCAATGACGGATTTGGGTTCCATCCCTCGAAGGATTTTCGCAACTTCTTTAGTCGGCTTGCTCAAGCAGACATCCAGGTCCGTTTCGTCCGTGGAGAGTCTGATCACGAAATCAGTCATTGTCTTTTCTCACTATGGGGTTATCGTTGTTTCTTGCTGGCGTAAAGGCGCCAGACGATCTCATTTTCCTCACCATCGAGGTTGCAGTGAAGCTCCATAGCCTCACCTGCGTCGATCTTTTCGATCATGAGATCTCGTTCCTCGGGCGAAAGATCTCGCATGGCGGCGGCCAGGGTGCCGACGAACAGGGTGAACACGTGGTCCTTAGGGAACGAGTCCTCTTCCAGCACAGCCACCATCATCGGTGCATTGGAGAAGACAAAGGCCATGAACCAATTTGTGTCGAAGTTGCTGTCGCATACCTCCTGTCCGATGCTGATCATCTCGGGCATATCCTCGACCTTCTTGGCGAGGCAGAGGTCCTTGTCTGTGTGGTTTGTCGTGATCCTGATAACGAACATGCTCATTGGTCGTGCCTTTTGTGAGTGGGTGGCGGTGTCAAGATGAACGGGTGCGGCTATCCTGCTTTCTCAATGGGCAGGATTGAGCGCGGGTTGAACTTCATTACTCGCGTCCATTCCCCGTCGATGTATCGGAACATCACAGGGCCGCTCGGGCGCTTCACCATCTTGTAAAACAGCCCGCTACGGGGAAGGTAGTGAGTCGCCCCAGGCGGCGGGGTGCCGATCATTTCACGTGCTGGCATTGGGGTGGCTCCAAGTGTGCCGTCATTGGCGATGCCGGGTTATCGGTTGGCGCTGAACACGGCGTCCAAGATCTGCCGATAGATAGGGTCGGACTTCTTGAACAGCGCGAGGCTGCAGCTGATGTAGCGCGGGCATGCCAGCCCGCCTCCCTCGGCGAGGCCGCACATCTGGCCTGCCTCCTTGACGAGCTTCTCGCGTTCAGCGGCGGTCCACTCTGGATAGCCGCACTCGTGAACGATCGCTTCCTCCAGACTGCGCCCAGCGTCGTCCATGCACGAGCTGGCGCCGCACAGGCCGTTCGTCCAGAGGTAGGACTCGACGTTCTCCGAGCATGTCTGCCAGGTGTCGGCGCTGGTGTCGGCGCTGGCGTTGAAGCTGGCGGCGAGGGTTGCAACAAAGATGATGGTCTTGGTCATTTCGTCAGTCTCCAGTTGGGGCGCCATCCTTGGCGGTCAGGTGCAGATCGGCGGATCGCTGTCGATCTGCAGGATCATAGAATCATCCACGAACAGGATGCAGACGGCTGGATGCGTCTGAGGACCGCCTGCCGTGCTCCGAGCCAGCATTTGAGCGGGTACTCGCAAGGGGCATTTGCCGGCTATGAAGGTCATGAACACGTCAATCAACTCCTCCTCTGTCTCGCCTGCCCGCAAAAAGTTGATGAACTTGGCCGCGTATTTCATGGTTTTGCCTGCTTTAGGTTTAGCCGACGACGGCGCCAACCTCGTTGATTTGAGCAATAGACATGAGAACGCCGGCAGCCTTAGCAGCGGCAGACTTGGCTGTCTTTGCGCGGATGGTCTGCTTAACAATCTTGCTGTCGGAGCGGATGCTGATGACGCGGAAGGTTTTCATTTCGTCAGTCTCCAGTTGGCGTGCCGTCCTTGGCGTTGAGGGCCGTTCTATTAGGCCCAGTCAGAGTCGTTCTCGAAGCCAACGATGTTCTCCTCGGCCTGCTCCGCAGTGATCTTGAACATCTTGCTTTTCTCGGAGGCCGTCCAGACATGCTCCATCGTTGCGGCAGAACCATCAATACGAATTACGACCACGATCATGGGGTCGAAACGGCTGGTGAAGATGCGGGTGGTCATTGTCGCTGTTCTCGTGGTTGGGTTGTTCGGGTCGCCGAGGGCCGTTCCCTCAACGTAGGACTATTATCCCTCTTTTTGTTCACGAAGGCAACAACTTTTTCAACTTTTTTTGAGCAGCTCCTCCACCTCGTCCAGATACTCGTCTGTGAAGAACCAGCCGCCACGGTTTATGTCCATAAACCGCTCGAACAGCAGATTGTGCTTGATGGGGTCGACCTCGGTGATCTGCAGCACGTAGCTGACCAGGCTCCCGGCGGCGCTGCCGCGTGCCGCTCCGGTCATGATGCCTCGCCGCTTGGCCTCGCGCATCAGGTCGCCGACAACGATGAAGTAGCTCTCGAATCCTTTGTCGGCGATCGTCTCTCGCTCCGACGCCAGCCGCGCAGCGTACTCTTCGTTCCACGGCATCCCTTGACGGATGCGCAGCTGACGACCAGCCTCGATTTCGGCGTCCAGGTCGCCGGGCACTTCCAGCTGCGGTGCGGGGAGCAGCTGCGCGGTGCTCAGCGCGGCGGCGTCGGCGGTGGCCTGCGAGGCGCGGTCGAACGTCGCCGCATCCATCACCTCCGGCACCAGCGCCCGCCGCAGCTCGTCGTCGCTGAGGATGTGTCCAGCGTACCGCACAGCGCGGTTGTCCCACAGCGCCAGCGCCACGTTCTCGTGCTCGGGGGCTGGCCAGCGGTTGAGGTTCGTGACCACGAGCGGCCGGCCGGTGCGCCGCGCCAGCTTCACCGCGCGCAGCGCTGCACGAGCGGAAGCCGGGTTGACGTCAACGTAATCAAACTCCTCAGGGTCGGTGAGCGCCGCCCCGGCGAACCGCAGCAGACGCCCCTCCGCCGCGCGCCAATCCGGGTCGGCGTCGGAGGCGAACCGGTACAGCTCGCCGATGTCGTCGCGCGCCAGCACCCAGCCGTGCGGCTTGCGGCCGTCGGCAAACGGCACCTCGACAGCCACGCCGTACATCGGGCGCACGCCGTGCGGCTTCAGCGCTGACGCCCAACGCTCGTGGCCCCAGGTGGACTCGGCGTCCACGATAGCCGCCGCCGGCGCGGCGGAGATCGCCGCAGCGACCTGCGGCAGCTTGCCGTACACATGCTTGAACGTGTACTCGGTGCGGACTCTGAGTTGTGGGATCATGCGGTCTCCGGCCAGATGTAAGGCAGGTCGTCCGGCACGCCGGGAAACAGCCGCCCGTAGTGCTCCGGGTCTTTGCGGATCAGGTTGCTCTGGTGCGCGCGGTGGAACTCCGGGTCGCCGAGCCAAGGCGGCCGCGGCGACCACGGCAGCTCACGCATGGCGGCGGAGTAGAAGTTGATCCAGCGGTCCGTGACCTCGGGGCGCCAGCCGCCCCGGCGGCGCATCTCGAACGCGAGCGTGAGCCCATAGGCCGCAAGCTCGTGCTCGTAGCCGCGCCACATACGGGAGGCGGGATGGTTCGGCCAGCCGCCGCGCAACAGCGTCAGCGTCTCGCGGTAGCACTGGTTGCCGAGCCGGCGGGAGTCCAGCGCCTGGGCGCTGCGGATGTAGCTGGGGAAGGGGAGGAATGTCTGCATTCTTCAGTCTCCTGCCGGGAGGGCGACTCCCGGCTGCGGTGTTGCTACTTTACGTTGTAGAACTCGACCTTGGTGCCGACCAGAGCGTTGCTCAGGATGATCCAGTAGAGCGGCGACGAGGTGTATTTGCCGCAGGAGCTGCGGACCACATCCGGAAGGGTGCGCAGATCGCTGATGATCTTCTCAGAAGTCTCGCGGTAGGTGAAGTTGTTCTTGGTCATCGGTCAGTTGCCTCTCCAGTTTCGATCGCCAAGGGATGTTCCCTCAACGTAGGACTATTATCGCTGATTTCTGTTCGTGAGTCAACAACAATGAACTCGTTGTAGGCGGCGATGAACCCGCCGAAGCGGGTGGTTGTTTACCAGCGCGTCCGGTGACTCTTGATGTTCATCCAGAATCCGCGCCGATGCCCCTCGTACCAGTAATACATGCAAATCGGTTTCATGAGCTCTCGAGTTGCGATTTCTACATACGCCGTTTCAATGTTTTTCATTTCGTCAGTCTCCAGTTCAGGTCGCCGAGGGTCGTTCCCTCAACGTAGGACTATTATCGCGCGTTTCTGTTCAGAAGTCAACAACTTTCTTTCATCGTGCGAACGATTTTTGCCAGCGCCCGCGTGTCGCTCAACGCGCGGTGCTCCTGGGCGAGCGGCTCTCCGAACATCCACTCGTACAGATGGATCAGCCGCGGGCGGTAACCCCACTCCGGGGCGTACTCCTCGACCGTGCACCGCCAGCGGTGCGCGTCGTTGCCGCCGAACCGCGCCAGCTCAGCGTGGAGGATGCCGCTGTCGAACGCAGCGTTGTGCGCCCAGACCTCCTCGGGCATGAAGATGTCGATCTCCGGCCACAGCTCCTGAAACGGCGGCGCGCCGTCGAGAATGCCGGGAGTGATGCCGGTGATCTTGATGATCTCGGGCGGCAGCGGCACGCCAGGATCGAACAGCCACACCCGCTCCTCGCCGTCCTCCCGCACGGCGGCAAACTCCACAGCGCGCGGCTGTGGCGCTTGCGCCTGCGGGTGGAGCAACAGGCCGGTGGTTTCGAAGTCAACCGCTGCCCACATCGTTGGTCAGTGCCTCCAACATCGCAGCGTAGTTGATCAGGTCGTGAGCCGAATCGCGGTGCGGCGCTCCGGCGTAGCGGCTGAGCTTGTCGATCACGTGGAACAGCACGCCCCACCGCGCCCAGTCGGCCTCGGTGCGGATGGTGACGCCGTCGGGAAACAGCGCCGCCGCAACCGTTCCGAATCGCCGCCAGGAATCGCCGTACTGCGCGTTGCGCTCCCGGAAAGTGGCGGCGGCGCGCTCCAGGTTCTGAAGGGGATCGCTGCTCATACCGCCAACACCTCCGCGTTGATCCCGGCGCGGCGGTACATGCTCACCACGTCGGCGCGGTCGTCGTAGGCCGCGCGGATGCGCTCGCTGGGGAACTGGCCGCGCACGAAGCGGAGCATGTTGCGCTTCAGGATCGGCGACGACGAATGGTCGCCGTCCGGTCGCATCACAACCCGCACAACAGCTGGGGCGTGCTGCCGCAGCCACCGCCGCCGGATCTCCGCGTATCGCGCCGGCATCGCTGTGAGCGCGATGGCGGGCTCGGTGATCACGTGCAGATTGGCGGGCTCGTCGTGCTCGGCGGCGACGTGGTAGTCGTGCCAGGGGTCTTGGGCGGTGTGATCAATAAGCGGCAACCGCCAACGGTCGTCGCTGATGCAGCCGTCAATGTCAATCAGAATCATCGTTCATTCTCCAGTATCAATTTCCACCTGCATCGCAAGCCACGGCTCGGCGTATTCCTTCTTGTGAAGCACGAAATGCTTGGTGAGCTTGGACTCGATCGGCCACTGGTTATGCCGCTCGGCGATTTGTTGCACCATCTGCAGCGCCGGGTAGTGGGCGAACTTCGGGTCGGCGTCTGCGCTGTCCGCCGGGATCTGGCCGATGGAATCATAAACGCCTGTGTCCGGATCTGCAGCGCGAACAACGATGTCCCCCGTCTCGTCCGGCTGGATCATCACGGGGTAGCCTTCGCGGAGCTTGGCCGCGAGGCTCTTGTTGTAACGGAATATTTTGTGCAACGGCACGTTCATCTTCATTATCCAATACTCCGGCTGTCTTTGCCTCGCTGCGGAGCGGCTTCATGGATGGGCGCGGTGAAGAACCGCTCACGCTGTTGGCGCTTCACCTCGGTGCGGTCGAGCGAGGGGTGGTAGATCGGGCAGTGGTCCGGCCCATAATTGGGGAACGCGCAGGTGCCGCTCGCCACGCACTCGACCGCCAGAAACGGCTCGGCCCAGGGGTGGACCGCAACAACTTCGTCGCACATCTCTCGGAACACCCGCTGGTACTCGCCCTGGGTGCGGGTGCAGAGCCGCACACGAGCCATGTCGCTGAGGGTGCGGAGGTTGAACTTCGCCCAGATCGACGTGGCGGTTGCGGTCGGGAGGATGGCCCGAGCGTTCTGCGGCTTTTCGCCCGCGTCGATCATCTCCGCGTAAGCTCGGAAGATCCTGTCCGTGATCGCCGTGAATGCAAGCTCTCCAGCCGCCGTTTCGAATTCCGGAAGGACCACGCCGTTGTCGCGCGCGTCCACCGTGCGCTGGCTCTCCTGAGCGTAGCTGCCCTGGCGGGTGCGGACCAGCTGATGAGTGAAGGCACGGGAGACGCCGCTGATGTGGAAGACGTAATCCACGAACTCCCAGCTGGACTTGATGGTGCCGAGCATGTACTGCAGATGCTCAGCCTTTCGCTCCTCGGACCAGCGGGCAGGGTCATCCGTGCCGCCCAGGCGGGTCTCCTTGGTCGCGAGCAGCAGGTCGAGCGCGTCGGGGGTGTAGCGTTTCAGCGTCACTTTCATCGTGCAGCCTCCAGTTGGGCGGCGTACGCGCCGCCAGATTCAATGCGGCGGATCACCGCGCAGTCGTGCGGCAGGTCGTCCAGCAGTATGTTGCGCCACGTGGCGAACCGCCCGAGGGAGTAGATGCCGTGGTCGGCGGTCAGCCGATGCAACAGCGCGCGGCGGGCGGCGTCGTCCGCTATGCGCGCAATCTTGCCGTACCGCTGATTGTGGCGCGTTCCCGGCATCTCTGGGTCCACCCCGAATGCCGCCGCCACCGCGCGGTAGTCGTCCATGGCGGGCTCACCGCGAAACTCCATAATCAGCATCGAGCCGGTGATCGACGCGCGAAAAACCTCTAGTTCGGGGTCGGGGAAGTAGATGGTTTGAAACACGTCGCACTTCGGAACATGACACCGCTCGACGACGATAGGCTCGGAGGCGAAGTGCAGACCTGTGTGAAGACCCTTGATCTTGATCAGAGTTGGCAGCGGCACAGTGGAGATCACAGGCCCGTACGCCGTTGTGAAATCCCAACTCAAATTCCAATTGATACGACCCGCCATCCGATCCACGAGCTGGAAGTAGAAGTCGGTCGGAGCGATGAAACGCTCCACCGGTTCCAGATTCCAGATCGAACGGTCGTTCTCCACGCGGCCCAGCACCTTGATGCTGTACTGGTTGGCCAGCGCGACCGTTGGCGCGGTTTCGCGCCCGTGGGACCAGATTGCCTTGCGCACGTTCACGCGCCGAAACTCGACGCCGGTCAGCGCGGAGATGCGGTCGGTGCGGAACCGCAGCACAGCCTTGTGGCGCTCGATTGGTTCGGGGGCGGATTCGATGATCGGGATTTGCGGGAACGCAAACCCCGCGATCAGGCCGGAGTAGCCTGCGCCGATTATGCGGGCAATTGGCATTGCTGCATTCTCCAGTTGGGCGCCGTCCTTGGCGCGGGGTTTAGTTGTGGGGTTAAGCTACGACCGCGTCGGCCAGATCCCAGAGATCAGCGTTGAACCGCATGTTGAGTCCGATGCCGCGCAGAGGACGGGTGGTGCGCGTTTGGCCGTTGGCGGTGGTTGTCTGAACGCCGCCCTGCGTCAGGTTCTCCTGCACGCGGTTGAACACGCGCCACAGCGAGTTGCCCTCGTCCTCGGCGCGGCGCACGCGCAGCACGTCGGCGAGGTCGTAGCCGTGCGGCGAGCGCCCGGAGCGGAGCGCGGCGGCTTCGTCGGCGAAGCGCTCGATGCGGGCAGGCGTCAGCTCGATATCGGCCCAACGCTCCACGCGCTCCAGCGCCCGCTCCTGGGAACGGAAGATGTGCGGCAGCGCTTCGTCGATCGTCTGATGGACGTTGCCCGTGTGCCGCGCCCGATAGTGCGACTCGGCCTTGCCGACCACCATTCCGTTCGTGCAGACCAAGCGGTAGATGCCGACACCGAAATTCAGCGCGTTGTGGCCGCGATGGCTGTTGCTGAGCAGGATTTGCTGGAACAGGCCGTCAAGCTCCTGCGGCGCGTTGGCCGGCTGGAGCCGCAGCATGTGGAGGGCGTGAAGCGAGTCGCGGGAGCTGTTCTTGCGGACGCTGGCCTGCGCGGCGTCGACCACGACGTAGTCGCGGTCCCAGAACTCGCGCACCAAGTCGATGGTGCTCACGAACTGGTACTTGCCGCTGACGTTGGTGGCGGGGGCCTCTGCGAAAACCGCCGGCGCAGCGCTGCGGAGGTCGTCTTCGGTGTAGGCTCTCATAACGCTTCAATCTCCAGTTTGGTTGATGGTGGGCCTGCTAGCGACAACTCTAGGAAAGGTCGCTGACTTTCCTTACCTTGGCGCAGTGCCCATGAACCAAGAGAGTGCTCGGTTAGCTGGCGAGCTTGAAGGTGTGGCCTTCGTACTCGACGGTGCCGTTCTGAACGCACTGCATCCGCACCTTGGCGTGGTCCTTCAGATCCAGGCCCAGCACCTCGAATGCCTTGTACATGGACTTGTACGTTTCGCCGTTGACGGTGATGGCGTGGCGAGCGGCACGCTTGGCGCGGACCTCGGGGTCCTGCCAGCTGGTGGCCATCGCTGCGCTGCGATCCGGGTCAGGAGTGTTGATTTGGGTTTCTTCGTTCATGGTTGCTGTCTCTTGCTGTTCGTCCGGAGCGTCGAACCGCATCGCGTCCAGCAGCTTCCAGCATCGATCGATGCCTTTGGCGCGGGAAGCGAACTTGGTGACAGGCTTGTGGGCGTGCTTGTTGTACCACTCGACAAGCTCGGGTCCGGACATTGATTCGAAATTGAGCTGGGGTTGCATTGTCAGTCTCCAGTTGACACGGTGATTATCGCCTAGTGCTTCGCAGAAGTCAACAAGTTTTTGCGCCGTCCTTGGCGAGGGTACGAGTCAGATCTTGACGATCACGAAAGAGCGGCCGGGGTTCATTTTCTCCATCATGGCCTTACGCGCCTCGGCTTGCTCCAAGGTGTCGGTCAAGTTCATGGGGCTATCAGCGACCTTTGAGACTGTACCGGCTTTGGTCAAAGAGCGAACTGCAAAGCTCTTAGCAGCCTTTTTGGCGGCGGCGCGACCGGCGGAGAGCTCCCGTGCGACGGTGTTCATGTTGCGGATGGTGCCTTTCATTTTCGTGTATCCTGTTAGTCCAGTTTTGGCTTCGGGGCCGTTCCCCTCAACGTAGGACTATTATCGCTGATTTCTGTTCAGAAAGCAACAACTTTCTTCAACTTTTTGCGATTGCCGCCCACAGCGACTTGAGCGTCGGGTGGCCCCACCGCGCGCGCGCCTCGGTGCCGGGAAGCGTGTGAGCGGCGGGAACGTCTGCCGCCGGGATGGCGGCGTAGAGCGACTTGCCGTCCAGCTCCGCCACCACCCAAGCCTCGGCACCGGCGTGCGCCGCCGCGCGAAACCACTTCCGCTGGTCAACGCGAAGGGTTCCTGGCCCAAGGATTGGGGTTGCCGCCCGCGCGGCGCGGCGCGGTACCTTGAGTTCGATCCACCCCGCTCGCGCCGTCCACACGTCCGGGGTTCCCGACTCTGCGATGTTCTCCACCCGCGTGTACATGCCGTGGATCTGCTTCTGGAGCCGCGCCCAAAGGCGCTGCTCGGGAAGAGTTAGGGACATTGCCGATGAGTCCAGGTTTGGTGAGGCAAACCGCACGTGCCGCCAGCAGCATATTGAACTGCTTAAGCCATCGGCCGTGCACCAACAACCAGTCTTCATCGTCAACTGCATGGTCGGCAATTCGCCGACCGTATTTGTCCCACACCCGGCTCTTGAACCGCACGATCACCGGGCGCTTGGTGCTGTCGTCGGTCACGAACACGTCAAGGAACTTCGTCTGGCCGGGCAGAAAGTCTCCGCCGCGCCGCTTGCGCCGCACCTCTTCGTTCTCGTCGCGGCGGTCCCGGCGGCGGATCAGGCAGACAACGGTGGCGATCTCGTCGTCCGCCAAATCGGCCAGCTCGCGCACGGGCTGCAGCACCGGCGCGGCGGCGGCGGCGGCGGCGGCGGCTTTGAGCGGCGTGCCGCGCTGCACCCACCTCAGCTCGGCGCTGCGTTGCGCGGCGGACAGGTCGTACAACGCGCCCCACCGCTCGTGCGTGGCGTGAATCGAGGGGAACCGCAGCACGTGTCTGGCGGGGAGCTCGGCCGGGGGATTTGCCGCGTACTTTTCGGCGAGTTTGGGTCCGACCCCTTTGAGGTTCCGCCAGCCGCCCACCAGCTGGCCGTCCTGCACGGACCAATCGGGTTGGGAACGCTTGATGTCGAACATCACCACCGGCAGCTGCTCCTCGTCCAGCTCCCGCAGCAGCTCCACCGCCTGCTCCTCGTGCTTGGCGTGGCGGAGCAGCGCGGCGGCAAACTCTAGGGGTTGGGTGGCTTTCTGGTACGCGCACCAGTAGCTGATGATGGCGTAGGAGACGGTGTGACTGTTGTGGGAGACGATGCCGTTGGCCAGTACGAAGTTGTGCGGCTCCTCGGCCATCTCGATGTCGTACGTCTCCTGGTAGCCCGCTTCGCGGATCTCGGTGATGATGGCTGGGTGGTCGAGCGTCCAACCGCGTGCGTATGGGGTTAGCCAGTTGCCGGCGTCCATGTGGCGTTGCTTGTGGCAGCCGGAGCAAAGCCAAGCCAGATCGTCTGGGCGGTCTGCGCCGTGGTTGAAGTCGTTGTGGTGAACTTCCATGCGCTGCTTCGCCTTGCCACAGTCGTCGCAGGGGTCGGATGCGCGCTCGCGGCGGAATGCAGCTTCGAACATGGAACGGCCATGGCCAACGTCGTACATCCCAGCGCCAGCGCGACCTTTGCGCCACGCTTTGCCGCGCCCAGCGTTTGGACCGTCCTTAATCCACCGCTTGCGGCTGACCGCCGTCAGCTCGTCGCCCAGCTGTGCGGTGCCGGCGGTTGCCCACTGGCCGTTGATCAGCAGCCGATGGTCCGGCGTCAGCTCGATGCTGCGCCCGTCGGCTGTGACCAGCTCGATGCACCGCTTCACGCCTGTTTTGTGGATGCGCTTGACCACGGCGGGCTTGGCTCGCTCGCCGTCGAAGCTGAGCAGCTTGGCTGGGCGACCCTTGCGGCCTGGGCGCTCGTAGTGAAGGTACAGCTCCTCGATCGTGGGGTTCTTGCCAAGCCACTGGTTGGGGTGACAGAGCTTGATGCGAGTGTTAGCGGTGACGCACTTGTTCATTCCATAAGATCCGAACGAGTTGATCTCGTCCCAGATGGCGTCCGCGTCCTCGCGCGTCATTCCGTGGAGCCGCGCGGCGCCCGCGGCGAACTTGGCGCCCCACTGCGCAAACCACTCCTCGCCTTTGCGCTTGCTCATGGCGCGGCGGATCTCGGTGATGTCGGACCAGTTAAAACCGCCGATCTCGCGGCAGATCGACATGACCTGCTCCTGGTACAGCACCACGCCTAGCGTGTCGCCGAGGTACGCCGCCATGCTGGGGTGGCGGTACGTGACCGGCTCCGAGCCGCGAGAGCGGTTGATGTAGTGGTTGGCCGCGCCGCCGCCCAGCGGTCCGGGCCGGGAGAGGGCGGTGATGTGGTCCATGGTGCGGAAATCGGTGATGTGGAGCTGCGCGGAGACGCGCCGCTGGGCGTCGCCCTCGAACTGGAAAATGCCGGAGAAGTGACCAGCGTTGATGACGTCAAATGCCCGCTGATCCGTGAGCGGCAGCTGGTAGTAGGACTCGGGCGGCGCCAGCTCTTCCAGCACCGCCAGCGTGCGCAGCCCTAGCATGTCGATCTTCAGCAGGTTCAGGTTCTCCGCGCCGTACTTCTCCATCTGGAGCACGCCGTCGCGGACGGTGGCGTAGTTGGTCAGCGGGGTCGGCGAGACGACCACCCCTCCGGCGTGAACCGAGGTGTGGCTGGCGGACTGCTCCGCCGCGTACACCATCGCCATCTCCGGGTGCTTGCGCATGAACGCTTGGCCGGGGTCGGTGTGCTGCAGGGTGTCTTCCAACGCCCTGCCGTACCGCGAGTCGCCCGAGCTGTACTCCACCAACACGCTGCGCACCGCGCGGGTGGCCTGCTCGGGGATGCCGAGCGCCTTTCCGCACCGGGCCAGCACGGAACGCGGCTGCATCGTGCTGAGGTTGCCGATGCGTGCCACGTGGCCGTACCGGTGCTTGAGGTAGGCGAAGAGGCTGTCGCGCCCCGAGGGGCTGATGTCGACGTCGATGTCGGGGACCGTCTTGTCGAAGCGGTACCGCGGGGGCGGCAGCGTGATGCCGCGGCGCTCGGCCTCGGCAAAAAGCTCCCGCGCGCGGGAGCTGGCTTTCAGGGCGTGGGCGAGGCGTGGATCAGTCATTAAACACCGCCAGGAATTACTTCGATCGCCAGGGCGATTTCTTCGAGCAGCTCTAGTTGAGCTTTCGCTTCTTCTTCCGTTTGAGCCCAGCCTCGGACTATCTCTCGAAGCTCGTCGATGCGCTCAATGTCTCTGTTCGCAAGTGAATATGCCGCCTCGCGCAAAAAGTCGTTTATGTTATTGATCACGTCAGCCTCCAGTTTGCGCGCCGTCCTTGGCGTCGTGGCTTATTAGCTGATGACGTCTGCGCCGATGGCGTTTGCCCTCTCGGTGGCAGCCTTCTTGGTCGTGAACCACTCGACGTGCTCGCCACTCTCAGTCAACATGTTCCAGCCGTTGCCTTTGCACTTCGGCTGGCGGTGCGCCTTGACGGCGGTGATGCGGCTGTTGTTGTGGAAGGTGGCGTTGACGTTGTTGGTGGCTTTCTCGATGCGAACTTTCATTTTGTCAATCTCCAGTTTTGGTCGTTGAGGGGGAACGCCCCCTCAACTTAGGACTATTATCGCTGATTTTGTTCTTGGAGTCAACAATTATTTTCACCTTTCTTGACCACCTCGTAGATGCCGATGCACCGTGACGCGGTGCCGACAGTCCAGTCGTGCAGCTCGCCGTTCACCACCGCCGCCACGTGGTGGCCGCCGCGGCAATTGAAGATGTACATTTTGCCGTCACGCCACACCTTGTTGAATCGCGCAGGATGATGCGTGGTGACGCTCTTCAAATTCTTGTGCACGCCTGGGTACTGGTTGATGAAGTCGGCTGGTTTAGTGGTCTTGAGCTCGTGGCCGAGATCGTGGATGATGCGGGTGATGATGTGCCAATGCGTGCCTTCGCCGTTCTTGCGGCCGAGGGCTGCTGCGCGGGCGTGCACCTCTTTGTAAGGTGTGCCGGTGGTGATGGCGATCGCCTTGATGGCGCAATCGCTGGTCTCGTTCAAGCTGGCGGCCTCGCCGACCATGCGGTTGTAGGTGTCGGTGAATTTTTTCATCTTCAGTCTCCAGCGGATTCGGCGAGGGGCGTTTCCCCTCAACGCAAGGCTATTATCGCTGATTTCTGTTCAGAAGGCAACAACTGAACGATTGGTTGTACCAATCGTTTCGGCGTCGGCGATTGATACAAACGTCAGCTCTGCCGCGGCTTTTGGCGCAGGATTCGCTTTGGGTGGTCGCCGCAGGGGTGGCCACGACCAAGAGAGACTGAAGAGAATGCCAACTAAGCAACAACTGACCAAACCAAATGACCTCGGCCTCGTTGCGGAAGCGCCACAGTTCGACGATGCCGCCGCCGCCGCCGGGTACGAAGGGATGCAGGCCGATTCCTTCGCCACGCCGTTCCTGAAGCTGCTTCAGAAAGGCTCCCCCGAGGTGGACGAAGGCTCGGGGGAGCGGTACGTGGAGGGCGCCAAGCCGGGCGACTTTGTGAACTCGGTGACCGGCGAGCTGTTCACGCCGCCACTGACAATCGTCGTGTGCTGGTACGCGCGGCGGTACATCTTCTGGAACCCGCGCGAGACCGGCGGCGGCATCAAGGCGTCGCTCTCCGCCGAGGAGCTGAAGTCCGCTGCGGAGATGGGCACGGTGCAGAAGGCGCAGGGCCGCTGGGTGGACGAGGACGGCGTTGCTGCTCGTCCTACGGACGAGTACTACGTGATCGTCAACGGGCAGGACCGCGCTGTGCTGGCGCTGGCGTCGACGCAGCTGCGCAAGTCCACGCGCCTGAATCAGGCTCTGACCGAGCACAACGGCGGGCCGATCTGGGCGCGGGCGTACACGTTGACCGCCGTCAACGAGAAAAACGACAAGGGCTCGTGGAAGGGCGTGGAGTTCGAGCCGGCGGGCTGGCTGCCGGTGGGCGGTGACTTGTGGAACGACTGCGTGGCGTTCTACGAGCAGGTGTCCAACGTCTAACGCGGAGGTGCCCGCCGCAAGGCGGGCAATTGAAGAATGTTCGTGTTGCAGAGCAGAAAGCCGACCATCATCAATGCAGACCCCATGCGAAGGTGCTACAACGGTGTGCATCACAGCTGGGAAAATGGCTGGACCGAGTGGGAAGACATAAGAACGGAAGAGACAGCAGAAGCAGCAGAAGCAGCAGAAGCAGCAGAAGCAGCAGAAGCAGCTCTGCGGTTCTTTCAAACTCTCGTTCCAGGCTCCAGCATGGAGTACAGAATCTGTGAGCGCTGATTACGGACCGCGCTGGCCCGCGCTGCGGCGCGCGGCGTTGCGCCGCGACGGGTACCGGTGCGTGTGGTGCGGGGCGGACGTGAGCGGGTGGAAAGCCGCGCGGGTGGATCACATTGTGCCTGTGCGGGTTGACCCCTCGCGGATGCTGGATCTGACGAATCTGCGCACGTTGTGCCCGACGTGCGACAATCGCCGCCACGCCGAGAAAGGCGGTGGGCGCCCGCCGGAGGAGCGGGTGGCGGTGCGGGTGGATGGTTTTCCTGTTGACGGAGAATGGTCATGAGTGAAATGAAATGGCAGACCTGGAACGAAGCCTGGCCTGCGTTGACGGATATCTTTCCCTCGGAGCCGGCGGCGTACCGCTGGGTGCGGGGGCACCAGTGGTTTCTGCGCGAAAACGGCTATCTGGTGAAACCGGGTCACAAATGGTCTGACGCGCGGTTCCGCAATCTGCGCCGCGCTGTCGAAGACTATGAGCAGCAGCGGGTGGCCGCGTGTGGATGAAATACTTGCCGGCATGCGGCTCGCCGTTGACGCCGAAGAAGAGCTGCTGGTTTGCGCCTTTCCTGGCGATCCGCAGAACGTAGAGCCTTTCGCGTGGCGACCGATCGCGGTGCGCGCCGCAATCCCCTCAGAGCTGACCGAAGCGGCCGCTGCCGGTTGGAACGGCTACGCGTGCGTGTCTGTTTTTGACCGCGACGCGCGTGGCCGCCCTCGTCGCCGCAACGAGCTGTGGCGCGGGATGGCGGTGCTGATGATAGACGATGTCGGCGAAAAGTGCTCGATCGACGACCTGCCTGAGCCGCCAACTTGGCTCATACAAACCTCCCGCCACTCCTACCAAGCGTTGTACCTCCTCAACCGCGCTGCGCGTGACCGGGCGCGGTGTGAGCGGCTGCTGCGCGCGGTGGTGAAGGGGTTGTTCAAAGGCAAAGACCCCGGCATGCTATCGCTGACGCGGGTGTTCCGGCTGCCGGGGTTTAGGAACGGGAAGGCGGGGCGCGAGAACTGGCCGGTGAATCTCGTGGTCGGTGGAGAAGGCCCCTCGCGAGCCCGCTACGGCCTAGAACGGCTGGAGGGGGCGTTCGGTGCGGGTCGGGTCGTGGAACGGCGCGAGCGCCCGGAGGAAGTGCCCCCGGCGGAGAGGCGGCGGCGCCTGGAGGAGTTTCGGCGCGTGGTGGACGCGCTGAACGTGAAAGGGCCGATGCGCAGTGACGGTTGGATGGATGTGACGTGCCCTTGGGTCGAAGAGCATACCGGCAGGCGCGATGACGGGGCTGCGATTGCCGCCCCTTCTGCAGAGAATGGGTGGCGCGGCGGCTTTGTCTGTCACCACGGCTCCCACGCCAAGGGCTCGGACGGGGAGAAGGGCTGGGCGGACGTGGTGGAGTATGCTGAGGAGGAGGCGATTCACACCATCCAACGCAACACTCGCGGCTGGCGCGAGTGGGTTGCGAAGATCAACGCGAAGAACAAGGTGGCGAAGATATGAGCGACTGGGAAGATCACATCGATGGTCTGATTGAAGAAGCAGACCGCGAAGAGGAGCGAATCCGCAGCAACCCGCTCTTGGCGGAACTGCTGGAGTTTGAGGAGATGCTTGAATGTCTGGTCTACGTCCAGGATGGCCGCCATGTTGTGCGGCTGTACAAGGACCGCAAACCGCGCCTGATGACGTGGAACGACGCTGCTGCGTTCTACGCGGCTTCCTGGCAAACGCACAATCGCCGCCGCGTTCTCAACATTGAGTTGTGGAAGGAGTCGCCGATGCGGCGCTCCGTGGAGACCATTACGCACGCTATCGGGCGACCGCAGATCTGCGAGGCACCGGACGGAAGGACAGCCGTCAACTTGTGGACCGCGCCGCCGCCGCCCAAAACCTGGGACGAGGAGCTGGCGTTCGTCATCGACGAGCACATCCGTTATCTCATCCCGGAGCCGTCGGAGGCGGAGCTGTTCTGGCGTTGGCTGGCGTGGATTCACCGCCACCCCGATCAGCCTGTGCAGTGGGGCGTGCTGATGACGACACCGACATTTGGAACTGGCCGCAACACGCTGTTCAACATGCTTGACCGCGTGTGGCCTGGCGAGGTTGCGCGCAACGTCAAACTGGGCAAGGTTATTGGCGGCGGGTTCAACGGACGGTTGTCTGGCCGGCGGCTGGCCTGCGTGGATGAGTTGGCGGTTGACGGCGCGTCACCGTATTTGCTCGCCGCGCAGGTGCGTGAGGCGATCACGGAGGAGATTCGCGGCATCAACATTAAATACGGGGCTGAGTATGACGAGTTCAACTCTTGTCATTGGCTGATGGCGTCGAATCATATCGACGGCTTACCGATGCCGGAGAATGACAGGCGGCTGTTCGTGATTAATAACCCTGTTGAGAAGATGCCTGCGGCTTACTATGATATGCTTCAGCGGGCGATGAAGCGAATACAGTTTTCCGACACGTTCCGGATGATGCTCGACAACGTTGACCTGGATGACTTCAGTCCAGGCGCTGCGCCGCCGATGAATGAAGCGAAGGAGACGGCGATCTCCGCGACACGGAACACCCTGACGCGAGAGGCTGACTCGTTGCTTGAACATTGGCCGAGCCGCCAGTGGATCATATACAGCCATTTCAAAGGTTGTTTAAGCAGCAGCTACAAGTCAATTGAAGCGCAGCTACAGCGTTGGTTTGACCAGAAGGGCTACAGCCATTCAATACGAATGCGATTGACGTTCGTTGATCCGATATCCGGAAAAGATGTTTCCAAGAAAATGAACATCAGGCTCCGGCGCAAATTAACAGACGACGAACACGAGATCTTGAGAGACAACATCAACGAGGAGTTGAACCGAGCCGCCATTGGTGGCGACGGCACCGCCAGGCCTACTTACTGGATGAAGCTCGACGAGCTTATTGAATGATCGGCGTTGCCGTGCAGGTGATCGTGAGAGCCGGGGTAGGCCAAGGAGAGGTCCTGCTCCCTGGCCTCTTGCAAGTCATTGATTCTTTCCTCTTTTCTTCTTAAGGTCTAGGTAGGTCCAAGGGATAAGGAAAAAGATCTTAAATAATCCTTTGTGATTTAGAGGGTTATTATGTATTTCCCCTTTTCCGTTTCCCCCTTTAAGAGTTTTCGAGAGCCTGGACCGGCGCGCCGGCGCGGAAAAAGAGGCGAGATTCAAGGGCTTACGTGCGACCAGCCCTGGCCCGGCGGCCGACCCTGGCCCGGCTGCGGTAAGAGCATGATTCGTAAAGGAATTTCACTTTCGAGCGAACAGAAACTGGCGAAACCAGGCTGGTTCGGCCCCCATTCAATAGAGTTGAACGCCCTGTTTCGGTGCGCGGCTGCAACAGAAAGACTGGGCGGCACCCGCCGAGGGGGGATCAACAGAAACTTTGATGTCTGTCGCCCCTGACCGGGCCGGAAGCTGATTTTTAAACAACGTCTGAATATTTGCCGTCCCAATTATTGAGTTCTTCATTCGACTTCTGAGCTTGACTTTTTCGCGCGAAAAGGCGATAATCATGGGAACTCATACTGCCTGCCATTCGCGACATAATGAAAGGCATCGACCGTTCATATACGGCAATGGTCTTAGAGAAATCTAAGCAACCAATCTTGCCGCCACATCAGCCGCTTTCTAAAGAGGAAGAGACCCACTATTACGGGTTTCTTTCCGCCCTTTCTGCTGAGCACAGGAACATACTGGGTGTGCGGCTGACAGCAGCCCTTTGCGCACGGTCACAAGCACGTGTTGACCGGTGGACAAGGGTTGCGGCGGAATGCCCGGAGTTCATAGAGCTGCCGAATGGCAATGTCGTCATTCATCCTGCCCACAGACATTTGATTGACGCCGAGCGGCACCACGTCGCGATGATGGCGAAGGCGAAACTGCTCGGCGTCAACGAGTACTACAACTCCCTGATGGCGGCAGAGCGCGAACGTGCGGTGCGCGAGTCGGTTGATGGCGACGACCCGCTGATGGCGGCGCTGCAATGATCATCAGCGGCCCCAACCCCAAGCTCAGGGATTGGCGGTCGCTCCCGTACCCTCGTACGCCAGAAGAAGCTGCGGCACTCACCCGCGCAGAGCAGGTGATGCACTGGGCAGAGCGCCACCTCAAGGTGCCGGAAGGGAAGCTGGTGCGGCAGCCGATCCGCATCGCTCCGTTTCAGGAGCTGTTCCTGCGCTCGGTACTCGACTATCCCACGCGCCGCGCGGTGCTCAGCATAGCGCGCAAGAATGGCAAAACCGCGCTGATCGCCATTTTGACGCTCGCCTTTTTGGCTGGTCCGGTGGCGATGAAGAACTCGGAGATCAGCTCCGGCGCGATGTCGCGGGACCAGGCGGCACTCGTCTTCAACCTGATGGTGAAGATGATCGAACAGAGCGAGACGCTGTCCACGCTGATCAGCGTCACGCCGAGCAGCAAGCAGCTCGTGTGCCGCGCCACAAAAGCGCGTTACCGTGCTCTGGCGGCAGACGGATCGCGCGCCGTTGGGCGGTCAGACCGCGTGGTGATCGGCGACGAGTGGGGACAGGTTCAGGGGCCAACCAATCCGTTTGTTGACGCACTGCTCAGCGGCCAGGGCGCTTACGACGATGCGTTGACCATCATCATTTCGACGCAGGCGCGCACCGATGCCGATTTTCTGTCGGTGATGATCGACGACGCTGCCCGCAGCGGAGACCCTTCCAACGTTGTCCATCTTTATGCCGCTCCAGAAGGCTGTGCGCTGGACGACGAGCGGGCGTGGGAGGCGGCGAACCCCGCTCTGAACAGTTTCCGCAGCCGCGTCGATCTCGCCGATCAGTTGCGCCGCGCCGGGCGCATCGCGGCGATGGAAGGTGCGGCACGCAATCTGTTGCTTAACCAGCGCGTGAGCGCGGACACGCTCTGGCTGAGCCCGACGGTGTGGCGGGAAGCCTCCTCGCCGCCCCGGGAGGCGCTCTTCGATGGCCACCCAGGGGTTTCCCTAGGGATCGACCTCTCGGCCCGTCACGACCTTACGGCGGCTGTAGCGGCGGCGCGCGACGACGAAGACGCTGTGCACCTGCTGCCCTTCGTCTTCGCGCCCGAGGAGGGGCTGCTCGCGCGCGCGGCGCGCGATCGGGCTCCTTATGATGCGTGGGCGGCGGCTGGGGACTTGATTCTGGTCCCCGGCGCCACCGTCAATTACGAATGGGTTGTCGAGTGGCTGATGCGCCGCACGATGGCTTTGGGCTTTGAGCCGGCGACGATTGAGTTTGACCCTTGGCGGATTGACGACCTGCGGCGCGAGGCAGATAAAATCGGCTTTGGCTCGTCGGCGGAGTGGAACGGTGTCGGGCAGACGTTCCGCGCAATGTCACCGCGTTTGGAAGCCTTCGAGGCTCTGCTGCTGAATGGGCGGCTGCGGCACGGCGGCCATCCGCTGCTCAACATGGCGGCTTCCAACGCCCGCGTGATCCAGGATGGGCCGGGAAACATCAAGCTCCAGAAACAGAAATCTACCCAACGCATTGACCCGCTCGTTGCCGCCGTTATGGCTGTCTATCCGGTCAGCGAAGGCGAAAGCTCGCGGGTGGCGTTTGATGTGGGGGCGATCATTGGCTAAGAAATCGTATGGCTAAGAAACTGTACTTTTTCAGTGGTCGGCGTACACCTGTGGTTGCCAGCTCTGCCAAAGAGGCACAGGCAAAGAAGCGGCGTGGCGGTGATAAGATTGTGTCCCTTCGCTGATAGGTACAGAGCAATGAGTCGCGATCTTGTTGAAGTCACGCAGACGCGTGTTTGGGCGCGTGCAAACGTGCAAGACAACGGCGACGGTACATGGACCGCGACTGTACAAACGGTGTTAAAAGTGGGAACGGCGACCGGTGAAAGCCGCGAAGAGGCGCTTGGTAAAGCCGCTGACTTAGTTTCCGTTAACTCATGGAGAACGAATCGCAATGAACAAAGCCTACGCCATCCTCGAAGCCAAAGATTTTAACGACGAGAAGCGCCAGTTCTCCGGCATCGCTTCGACGCCGAACCCGGACCGGATGCAGGACGTTGTCGAGCCCAAGGGCGCGAAGTACAAGCTGCCGCTGCCCTTGCTGAGCCAGCACGAGCACCACCTGCCCGTCGGCTTCATCAAGCGCGCGACAATCACCGACAACGGTATCGAGGTCGAGGGCGAGATCGCCAAGGACACCGACCTGGATTACATCGAGACGACCTGGAAGCAGATCAAAGCCGGGCTGGTGCGCGGCTTGTCCATCGGCTTCCGCGCTCTCGAATACACCTTCATCAAGGACACCGGCGGCATCCACTTCAAGGAGTGGGAATGGCTGGAGCTGTCAGCGGTAACCATTCCGGCCAATGCCGATTGCACCCTGGCCACCATCAAGTCTTTCGACCAAGACCCGGTCAAGAGGTCTCAGGTCATCAATGCTCTGTCTGAGCGCAACCAGAAAGTCGAACAAGCCCTTGCCCGCATCGAGCGCGCCAAGGCAGCATTGAGTATGCGCAAATGAACATTTCCGACAAGATCCTGAACCTGGCTGCGGACCTCGGTCCAAAGCAGAAAGAGCTGAAGACTCAGCAAGAGAAGCTGGCCGAGCTGACCGAGGAGGTCGCCAAGGTCGAAGACGCCGAGAAGGAGGAAGTCCTCCTGGCCGAGATCGACGAGGTCGGCAAGTCCGTGGACACCCTGACCGCCGACGTCGAGAAGCTCGAGAAGCGCCTCGGCGAGTACCGCGAGATCGAGAAGCGTCAGGGCCTGAGCGCCCGTCCGGCGGAGCCCCAGGGCGTTCCCGCCGTTATCAAGCCCGAGCGCAAGCAGTCCAAGGGCCTGGACGTGTTCGTCCGCCACGCCGTCGTGACTGCGTTGTCGCACGCCAAGCGCATCCCCGAGCAGCAGGTGATGGACGAGCTGTACGGCGACGACCTGCGGCTGAAGTCTGTGATGCCACTGATCACCAAGACCGAGGCCCCGATCGCCACGACCACCGACACCGGCTATGCCGCTGAGCTGGTCCAGGAGGACATCCGTGGTCTCCTGGAGGATATCGAGAGCCAGTCCGTTGCCGCTGCACTGGCGTTGTGGGCCGCGCGCTCCGGCGGTATGCTGATGAACTTCGGTCGTGCGCAGACCGTTACCATTCCGCGCCTAAACCCGACTGGCTCTACTCCGACTGAACCAGCTTGGGTGCAGGAAGGCGGTGCTATTCCGGTGGGCTCGATCTCCATCGGCTCGCAGACGATCAACCGCTACAAGCTGGCCGATATCCTGGTCACGACCATGGAGCTGCGCGAGCGGTCGGTGACCGACATCGAGTCGATCTTCCGTCGCGCCATGCAGCGGGCCTATGTGAAGGTGCTCGACAACGCGCTGCTGAGCAACGCGGCTGCGGTCGCTGGCGTGCGTCCCGCGGGGCTGCTCAACGGTCTTGCGGGCGCCAATACTGGCGCGGGTGACACCACGGGCGGCATCCCGTCGGTGGTGGCGGATATCAAGGATATGATGGGCGCTCTGCTGGCGGCCAACGAGGCGGCTGTCCCGGTGCTGCTGCTGAACAATCAGACCCGCATGGGGTTAACGTTCTTGACAGATGCGTTGGGCATGTTCACCTTCCGCGACGACCTCAACAGCGGCAACCTGCTGACGGTGCCAGTCATCAGCTCGGGCAACGTGCCGGCGACGGTCGCCATGATGGTCGATGCCTCCAGCGTCGCAATGGCACTGGATGCGCCGATGTTTGACATCAGCCAGGTCGCTACTTTGGTCATGGCCAACGCCGACACTACCGCGCCGACAATGGCCGATGATGGATCTACAGGAGCAGTTGGTACCGCCGGGCAGGTCCCAACAGGCATCAACGTAGTGCCCTCGGCGGCTATTGCGGCGGGCGCAGGTGCCGGCTACGTGGCGCGGTCCATGTTCCAGACGTACAGTGAAGCTGTCCGGATGATCGCGCCCACGTCCTGGGCCTTGCTGCGTCCGTCCACTGTGGCGCAACGTACCTCGATCGCTTGGTGATCGTAGGCTGAAAAAGAGAGGGCGAAGGATCGTCCCTCAACAGAATCTGACACAAGAGCACAACCTTCATGCCAGAAGCCCTTTACAAGCCCCACGGCATGTCGCACTTCCAGCGTATCTCGCTGGAGGAGGCGAAGAAGCTGGAAGCCGCCGGCAAGGCCTACCGACCTTCGGCGCACCAGCCAGGCGTCTACTACGGCACCGTTGCGGTGCCCGATCCCGAGCCCGATCCCGAGTCGGCGCCAGTCAAGGAGCAGGTCTACGAGACCCGCACCATGGAGGCGAAGCCCCGCACCAGTAGACGCCGGACGCCCAAAAGCCGATGACTGATCAAGCCATCCAGCTTGTTGATTCACGCGGTCACCCGATCGTTGCGCGGAAGTCGTTCGGCTGTGACAACGGCGAGGGCAGTTGGCGCGGTCCCTTTTGGGGAATCGGCGAGTTGGGGGGCGCCTACGAACTGACGCCCTGGGAAGATGGATGGCAGCGCAACCTTTCCCCGTGGCTTCAGCGCACCTGTGGCGCGGTCTACGCCTGCAAGAACGTCCCGGCGCAGGCCATCGCTACCATGCCCGCCCACCATCACAGGCGGTTGGAGAACGGTGGGCTGGAGACCATCACGACGTCTCCGCTATCGCGCATCTTGCGCAACCCGAACGGGTATCAGACGCCGTCGGACTTCTTCCTGAACCTGCTGTTCGAGCTGCTGAGCTACGGCAACGCCTATGCTCTGGTCTTCCGCGATGGGTCGGAGCGGATTGAGTCGATCCACATCGTGCCGGCGAACAGCACGCAGCCATACATCACGCCCGAGGGCGCGATCTTCTACGGCGTAGGCACCAATCCAATCATCGGTGAGCTGCAAGCCTTGATCCCCGCGCGCGACGTGTTGCACCTGCGGCTGCATACGCCGAGGCATCCACTGATCGGCATTAGCCCGATCGAGTTCGCTACGATGGCCATTCAGGTCAACACCGCGATCGGCAGCAATCAGGCAGCGTTTTTTTCGAACATGAGCCGTCCATCCGGCGTGCTGACGACGGACGAGAAGCTGACCAAGGAGCAGATGGATGCGCTGCGCAAAGCTTGGTATGAGAAGAGCCGTGGACTGGCGGCGGGCGAGGTGCCTGTGCTCTCTTGGGGATTGAAGTGGAACCAGATGACCATCACCAGCCAGGACGCACAGCTGATCGAGGCATACCGGATGTCCATCGAGGACATCGCCCGTGTCTACCGCGTCCCGCTGGCCCTGATCGGTGATTACACGAAGGCGACCTACAACAACGTCGAGCAGCTCATCAACCAGTGGCTCTCGACCGGGCTCGGCTTCCTAATGACGCACATCGAGCAGGCGTTCGGTCGGCTGTTTCGCCTTCCATCCGATGAGTTCATGGACTTCGACACCGAAGCCCTGCTCAGGACGGATTTCGAAGGGCGGATCAAGTCCCTCGGCAACGCGGTCACCACAGGTCTCATGTCCCCTAACGAGGCGCGGCGGCGCGAGCGTCTGCCTGCGGTCGAGTTCGGTGAGGAGCCGAGGGTGCAACAGCAGGTTGTGCCGCTCTCGCAGGTCGGGAAGATGCCGGAAGCACCTCCTGCGCCCGAAGCACCTGAACCTGCACCGCCTGGCGAGGCAGCCGTTGCTGTAGGCATTGAGAAGCAGATCGAGATTATGAGCTATCTCAGAAACCGAAAGGCGGCCTGATGGACGCACAGACTAAACTTATTCTCGACTCCGTCGGCGCCTACATCGATGAGCAGGTGGTCGAGATCTCCACCGGCTTGAAGGAGCTCCGCAGTCAGCTAGGGCTTCCACGCGAGGAGTTTGAGAAGACCCGCGACGATCTGCTGACCCGCATCGGCGACTTGAACCGTCGCTACGAGGCTCTGCGCAGTGCCGTACCGGCAGACCGGGGCGAAGAGATAGCCGAGCTACGCGGGCGGCTTCTGCAGTTGGAGCGCACCCCCGGTCCTCCTGGCAAGGACGGCAAGGACGGCGCCTCGCCCGATGTTGAGGATGTGGTGAACGGCCTCGTCTTGCGGCACGCTGATCGTCTCCGGGGCGAGCAAGGGCCGGTAGGCGCGCAGGGTCCTGCCGGCGGCACCGGCGCTCCGGGAAAGGATGCGGACCCCAACGTAGTTGCTGACAGTTTGTTCGAGCGCCACGGCGCGGAGCTTCGCGGTGAGCCGGGTCGGTCAGTCACCCGCGATGAAGTGGTCGCTGAGCTGAAGCAGGACAAGGAATTTCTGAAGGGCCTTCGCGGCGAGAAGGGTGAGCCCGGCAAATCGGTCTCACGTGATGAAGTCGCTGCCGAGCTGAAGCAGGACCAGCAGTTTCTCGGGATCGTCCGAGGCGAAAAGGGAGACTCCGGTCAGTCGGTCTCCAGTGACGAAGTCGCCGCCGAGCTGAAGCGGGATAAGCAGTTCCTTGATACCGTCCGCGGCGAGCGCGGACCCGCCGGTCCTATGCCCGATGTCGCCGCCCTGATCGAAGCCTTGATGGCGGAGTTCCGGCAGCGCGAGATGTCCGAAATCAAAGCCGTGTTCGCCCGCTATGCCTAACGACCTCCTCACGCCCGGCGGTCTGCTCGCCGAAGAAATCGCGAAGTTCGCTACGCGCAAGATTGAGCAGGCGGTAGCCGAGATCGAGGCGCCGCCGGGCAAAGATGGCCGCGACGGGCTCGGCTTTGATCTTAAGATCTATTCTAAAGGACAGGTGCACCGCGAAGGGGATTGTGTCGTTACTGCTTGGGGGAAAATATATGTGGCCACGCGCGACACTGCTGATGAGCCGCGCAAATCTTCAGCATGGAAGCGAGTAGGTCCTTGGGGGTTAGAGTTTATTGGGTTGAAGCCAGAGGACACTTCAAAACTGGAGTGTGGTGACCTTTACATTGACGGCGGGAGCCTGTTCGGCGTCCTCCCTGACGGACGTGTAAAGATGCTTGCTCAGCGAGGCAAAGAAGGGAAGCAAGGCCCCGCAGGAAAAGATGGCAAAGACGGCCGCCATGGGGCTAGCCCTATTGCTGCTGTTATAGAAAACGACATATTACGGTTTCGCATGGATGATGGCACAGAGTTTGATGTGTACCTTGCTGGTCTCATTGAAAAATTAAAACCATCTAAGCTTAAATATCCGATTGGCACAGTTTTATATAATGTAAGTAAAGAGGCCCCGGAAGGTTTTTTACCTTGTGACGGTAGTTTGATCCCTGGCGAATTTAGCGAGCTAAAGCATTTACTCAATGGGAATAGAACTCCTAGAATAGCCCAAGGTGAGAAAGTATATGCTTATGTTTATGCGGGAGAAGAATTGTGACGATTCTTTTTGTCAGAGGCGTTAACTACCAAACACCAGTAGTTAGCGATGTAGCTCCCGATTCACCGCTTAGCGAAAACTTGTGGGTTGATACCAGTGTTGATCCACCAGTATTAAAAGTTTACGATTCTGGCCTCGGTTGGATTTCTGTGGGGGCTAGTGGTAGCGGGGCGACATTTGGTGGAGTTGCGTATACGGATGTAATCGCCGGAACGAATATCACTTTTAGTGACAACGGCGACGGCACCGTTACGCTTAACGTAAGCTCTGGCACAGCGACTATTGCAGACGGTGTTTATGGGGACATCACCGTTAGTGGCGGGGGCACAGTCTGGACGGTGACTAATGCCCGGCCCCGCCCTGCGGAGATAGTCGCTTTTCCGGCAACGTCGACTTCTCCAGGCGAACAAGGTCAGATCGCTTTTGATGCCACAACAGGGCAGATAGCAATTTGTGTTTCTACCAATGTGTGGAGATACCTCGTAACGGCCGGAGCAGCGCTGTAATGAAAAGATTAATCGTTTTTGTTTCAGCGGCTTCACTCTCCGGGTCTATTGCTGCTGCCATCACAGGTTTAGTAGACTCTGATACGCAACAGTTCGTGCCTGATGCTGATCTTAGATATTCACCACTGAGCCACGCCTTACGTCATGCACTCGGTGGCGACGACGAGCTACTGTTAGATGCTTCTCAGATTAGTTCTGGCGAATTTCCGGACGCTCGTGTAGCTGACAACATCACGGCGGGACAGTTGGCGGCAAACCCAATTCCGTGTCCTGGAGGTGAATTTGTAACCGATATTGCAGCTAACGGAACTCTAACTTGTGCAACTCCCCCGACAGGTGGTAGTGGTCCAACGGTTGACGGCAACGTAGTTACTGACATTGCGGCGGGGGCTGGTGCTACTTTTACTTCGGACGGA